TCTGAGTGTCTGTCACTCCAAGCCATCTTTGGGCATCTTTCATCGCAGTTTTCATATCCTGACGATTGACCCTGGCCCATAGATCCAGAAGATCGCCTCCCGGCCCGTCCCCAGCGAAATCATTCCAAACCCCTGCTTTTTCCCCGGCCAGCCTAATCTTCAAGCTCTTCCCTTCGGTTCCGTCCAAGCCGCCAACTTCCCACTCGCCCCCTTTGCGTTTTCCGCCGGGAAGCAGCGTACTAGCCACTGACTCAGCCTGCAGCGCAAGCCTGGCCGCGATCTCGTTCGCCTTCATTTCGGATGTCCCGTCGCCAGCAGCAACGCATCTAAATCAAATCCGGCCGATTTCAATTCATCGGAGCCCCAATCCTGAAGGTAATATTCATTTGGGCCGAGAAACGTACCCGGATTGAGGATGTAAACCGTCCCAGTTTTTTCAGTTCGATCCATATGATTAGAATATTTTCTCGCTCCCGCGATCAGCGCAGCAGGTTCCACCTTGAGATTGATGCGGGCATTCCATTTCTTCCAACCTACTGTCCAGTTATGACGGTTCGCAGCTTTGGGGTATGCAGCCTTGAATTCTTCAAATAATTCTGGGTGCATTGGGCCGGTAGGCGGATCCTTTGGTTTCTTTGGTGGCAAATCTTTTTTTGAATCAATTTTCTCTAGTCCCGCCTTTGGGGGGACGAAGGGTTTTTCTGTCTCTGTCTCTGTCTCTGTCTCTGTAGTTACGGTTTCGTTACGGTTTCGTAACGGTTTCGTAACGATTCCAGCACATTCAATGAAACCGCACCTCTCAAGCTCTTGGAGAGATTCGGTCAGTGTTGATTCGTCAATTCTTAGTCGAAACGAGATTTCTTTGATTTCTAGGTCAATATTGCCTGAAGATGGGTCTTCATCCTCGCAAGCTAAAAGCCAAATCATAGGCAATAAAGCGCGAGAATCTGCGCCCATCATTTGGAACTCATAATTGTCTAACATGGTGCGATGGAATCTAATCCAAGGGGGGCGACGATCTTTGTAAGATTGATATTTTGACCAATTGATAACTTTCAACAAGAGGGCTTCCTCTTCCCTCTCTCCAAAAAGTAGCGCAACTCCACGCAACGATGCGTTGGGATGCTGGCGAGTTTCCCCGTTCGAAGCCGGTGAATGTATCTGTAAGACCAAGGCCGCCCCAACCCGATCACCATGTCAGCCCAGGGCTCCTTATATTCATCTAGCATTCGAAGAGTGTCGGCCTCAAAGCTTTCTAAACATACTTTCATTTGTATCTCTCTTTTGTCACGACATTGTGGACATTCTGTCCCGAAAGTGCGACTATATCAACTCATTTAGTTAACTTTAATTATGTTTACTTGCCAAGGAAATATTATGAGCAAAATCGAAAGTGATAACAGTCAACACCCTCCTCTCATCGACGGTCAGCGCGGATACGGAATGACCGAAGCGAGGAATCCCCCAGCCAACACCCAAATTAACTACGAGAGTATCCCCCCGCAGCACACTCCAACCCAACAATTAATGCTTATGATACAAGGGTCTATGGAAAACCCTAATATTGACCGAGATATGGTGAAGGATTTATGGGCAATGCAAAAAGAAGCTCGAATTCTTGACGCGGAACAGGCCTTCAAAGAAGGGTTATCCATATTTGCTGGGCTCAAAAAGACAATAAATAAACAGACTAAAGGTCATGTAAATGACTATGCAGATTACCCGACCCTTGTAAGCACCATCACTCCCTGGCTCGAAGCGTCGGGCCTTTCTTTTGAGCACCAACAGGACGCCCCCGTGCAGGACGAAAACGGCCGCATAGTCTTCGTAATGGTGCATTGTATAGCTTCTCACAAGGGAGGGCACACAGGAGCGAAGCATAGTATGCCCGCTCTGCCTGACTACGAGAATAGCAACAGCCGAACCCTTTCGCCTTCACAGCAATTACAAGCCGCGATCACCTATGCCCAGCGTCAAACTCTCAAGCAGACGTTCGGCCTGGCCGAAGGAGCAGACAGTCTGCTGGATCTAGATTCGGTCCGAGGGCCGAGTAAGCGGCCAGATGATGTCGACACCGACACCGAAAGCCTCGTATCAAAGTCGACCAGCCCCCCGAAGGGGAACAAACAGGCGACTGCAACACTAAGCCAGGTCAAGATGATGAAAATGAAGTTGAATAATCTGGGCGTTGACCCGTCCACGCTTCTGGCGGAATTCGGGCTAAAAGGGATTGAAGAAGTAGCGCGGCCGAATGTAAACAAGGTGTTGAAATGGATCGAAGGGCAGGCCAATTGAACGCGCATGCTTTTGAGGTAGAAACAGATGCTTGAATTCACCGAAGAGGGGCATTTATACAAATGGAACGGCGAGAAAGTCTTGAGTGTTACTCAGACCCTTGAGCCTTTATACGCATATTCTGGCATCCCGGATCATATTATGAAGGCTGCATCGGAGAGAGGCACCGCCGTGCATCTGGCTTGCGAATACCTCGACAACGGCGTGGAATTTGATATTAGCCCAGAGATTGAGCCCTACCTGGAAGCGTGGAAAACTTTCTTGATAGACTCTCAATTTGAATGCGAACTGGTTGAAAGCCTGCTTTATCACCCGCTGTACCGGTATGCAGGAGCAGTCGATAGAGTCGGGCAGTTGCCCGGAAAGGGCAGAGGGAAAAAGAGGCGGGCTATCATAGACATCAAAACCACGGTGAATTTGATGCCAACCGCTGGGCCTCAGCTCGCGGCCTATCTTGAAGCCTTTAACGTCAATTTTAAAGACATGCCAGCGCAAGATCGCTACGTCGTACAACTGAAAAAAGATGGGACATTCAAGTTTCACAAACACGCAGATAAGAATGACTTCCAGTTATTTTTATCCTGCCAAAATATCGTTAAATGGAAAGCCGCAAATGGCTATTGAGGGATTCATGAGTGAGCAAGCAGGAAAAATGGCTGAATTCGAGGTGTGCATCGACCAAGAGACGCTAGACATGATGGAAAAGGCTTTCTCCTTTTGCAGCAACGAGGAATACATTGAAATCAAAACGGATGCTGATTACGACTATGTTGTGGAGATGGTGAAGAAGGTCAAAACCTACGCGAAGCACGGGACGGTCGCCAGAGGAGAATTAACCCAACCGCTGGAGGCGGCAAAGAAGTCGTTAATTGCCCAGTTCAAGGCATTTGAGACGATGACAGCGGCCACTGAGAGGCGACTAAAGGATTTAATGGGCGCTTACCAGGCACAGGAGGAAGAGTCCCGCAGGAAGGCTCAGGCGGCGCTAGACAGGAAGGCGGAGGCGAAAAGGAAGCGTCTTGAGGCAAGAGCTAAAGCTGCTACTGATGATGGGAACGATCAAAAAGCGCAAGATCTTCTCCAGAAGGCGGCATTTCTGCCGGTAGACCAGGTTGCAGGTGCCCCGGAAGTCGCCGGAGTCTCGCAATCGAGCCGCTATGTAGCAGAGCTAGAGGATCTGTCGCTTTTTGTGGCGGGAGTAGCGTCAGGGAAAATAGGGCTCAAGTTCATTGATGTCAACCAGCCCGAGCTGAACAAGGCCGCAACAGCTATGGGGCTAGATCTTAACTTCCCCGGCGTATCTGTTCGCAAAAAAAACCACATTGTTATAAGGAATTAAAATGAGTGATCCGCAATTTAAAGAACGATATGACGTAAATTCATGCACCTTCATTGGCCGACTAGGGGAAGATCCAGAAGCTCGCTATCTGGAGGACGGGACGTCAGTCTGCAATTTCAGCATTGCCGTACAAAAAGGAAAAGTTGCTATGTGGGTACGCTGCGTAGCATGGAAAAAGCTTGGAGACATCTGTGGTGAATATCTAAAAAAAGGCACTAAAGTCTATGTCTGCGGCAGAATGGATAATCGAAAATACGATAAGGATGGGGTGTCAATGATATCAACAGAGATTGTGCTGCGAGAAATGCAGATGCTCTAGGTTCAAGCGCCGGGGAACTGGTTGAGCGATCCTTGACAGTCTTAGGCTTCACAGAGGCCACCCGGCGACCTCTACATTGCATCTTCTTCCCACCCTTTTGGCATTACGGCCTCAGCATATTGTTCGCTGAATTTAGCCATCAAACTCCTCATCTTCTCATCTATAGAATCTACACGGATTTTCATTTTCTCTCGATCGTCGTCACCGTATCGGCTAATCACTTTCCTTTTATTGGCTCGTAATTCTCGCAGCCTCGACCTGACATACTTCTCTCTCGCAATCATTCTCGATCTTGGGTCCGATCGAAGCTCGCGCACCAGTTCGACTGACTTCTGCTTCCTGGCGTCCTTAATCTCCGCACCATGAATACTAATATCTTCCGCCCGATCATAATACCGAGATGGAAGAGACTTACGGTCATCGTAGCCATACAACTTCCGGAGTATTATAATATCATCGACCTCAATATCTTCCCCGATTGCGAGCTTATGGCCCATATTCAGGGAGTCAGTAACCGTTCTGAGCGCCGCGCCACCAGCAAAATCGACAAGCAGATCCAGCCACTCCGGCGATACGTCGAAGAACCCCGGTCGGCGCGAGCTGCCCCCAGAGCCTTCGCTCAGGAATTTTGCAATTGCTTTAGAGGATTCGCGGGACGATGACCAATACCTCTCCGCATTAGGAAGCTCCGGCCCATAGCCAAGACTCTCTGGCATCACTGGAATGCCAGCCCAGTTCTTATTTTCAGCGATCTGGGCAAACGGATCGATCACCGTGGGGGCCAGCGTTTGCAATAATGTGCCTTGGCCTACGGGATTGAATGCGTCTACGACAGAACTGGTAAATCTCCCGGCAGAATCCAGAGGGCTATACGATTGATCTTTCTCGGTCGCCGCCTGGAATCCTCGGCCCAACTCCTGGCCTAAGACATGCAGCGCGTTATATCCCCAAGGCAGCGGCCACTTAAAGATCGGGCCATCCTCCCCCATAATAATTAGGTTTCTGTTCTTTACGTGGTCAGGCAACGCATCGTAACGATTCTCGCCATCATCATCATCACCCGACAATATGCGGTTCAAGATATCAAAAATCATAGCGAAGCCCACAGTGGCTCCAGCGAGCTTCCTGCCCTTCTTTGAGTGCTTTAATGTTTGTAGCATCCTCACAGAGCCTTGCATCGAGGCGTTAAAGAACAGGAACGCGGCGTTCATTGCAGGCCCGTACATACCTTTCCTGTTAAAGTTAACGGTCAGATCCTTCGCCAGAGAAGCCGCAGCCCTCTCAGACATACCGCCCCCTCCCTCCTCAACGGGTGTAACCCCGTGTTTGAATGCGGATAGCCGAATCGCGTTCTCAACTATAGTGTTGTAGTCATCAACAAGCTTGATGATAGGCTTCAAGATGTGATCTTGGCGGCCAGTTTTGTTGAACCGCTCAACCCTCTTGTTCAGGTCAGCAGCGGTCTTTTCCAGATCGTTGTGGACATCGATCCAGCCCGTCTTACCCCCGGCCTTCCGGAATCTTTCCGCCCAAGCCACCCACTCGTCGTTCGCATCCGACGCCATCTCATTTCGGATGTTCTTTTTCAAACCCTTCACCGCCTTCGGGAAATCGGCCATGATCTTTAATTCCATGCCTTCCAATTCAGTGCTCGTCAAATTGTATGCAGCGGTCTGTACGTCACGGGCGGGATTAGAGATAAAGAACTCAATATTGTAATTGGTGTTCATCGCAGACAGGAACCTATTTAATGACATCAAGGTACGCAGGCCCCGGTTCATTCCCGTCTGGTCAAGGTTCTTCATCGCGCCAACCAATCTCATGGCCGAAGGATTCTCTTCATTGAATGTAATGAAGTGCTGCTCCCCGTCCACCTTTACGGACAGAACATTATCTTTATTAGCAGGGTTCACCTCAGAATATCCCGCCTCGCCTTTCATTTTTAGTTCGTTTTCTGGATCTTTCTTGTACTTCACCCAAGACATTAGCTCAGGTTCGTCAACTTTCCACCAGGCGGGATCTGAATTCTCGTAGACAAAATTGAGCAAAGCTTTACCAACCCGATTTTTTTCTGCACGGACTTGGCTTACTTGGTACTGGGAGATCATGTTGCCAACCAAATTATCATGGTCTACATCCATCGAAGAGCCGACTCGCTGCTTGCTTTCCTTTCCCTTAATATTGAAGCCTTGCCCGTGAGCAGAAGAAAGATTGGCAACGGAATTATTAAAATCAGCCCGGCTCAGAGGGACGTAATGCCCGTATCGGGACATCCAAGCATTGGCTTCGAATGGAGATAACAGGTCATTATCGACCAATAGATCTACTCGAGCTTTATTGATCTTGTCTACTAGCTTGGCCACAGCAGGCAATTTCTCGTTTGCTCTTCTGTGCTCCAATATTTCTCGAGCCTCCTCATTAGACATCCCAGAAAGGGCCTTATTGTTGTCTCGGTTAGGATTAATCTCTTCCAGATAAGCGTTTGCTTCTTCTGCGTGGCGGGCATGAAGATATTCACCCACCTGCCCCATTGTCAGAGATGAATTGCCAATCGCTTCCAGTAAAGGCGTGAGATAGTCACGCTCGAAATTAGCCAGCTTTTCTCCCGCAAGCCCCTGCCATATCGATTCAGCCATATAGAAATCGGCATCTTCATTGCTGACCCGGCCTTTTTGCACCTCTTTCGCGTCAATCATCTTGTCCTGAAAGTTGTACCGGAATTCGTTTAAGCGCCCCCGGATCGTGGTTTCAATCGCTTGAACCTCTCCGAGCGTAGGCATAGGCGTTGGCGCTAAATCTGGATCACCCGCTTCTATCGAGAAGAACGTGGCCGTATCGTAGATCCGCTCCATTGCGGCATCGTCCAGATCGACGTACCAGTAGCCGGACGGGGATAGCGAGGAAGCTACCTTTTCAGCAGTCTCCTTGTCGCGATACCATTCTATTTCCCCAGAGCGAGCCCTGTCCCATTCGCCGTTTACATCAACGAGCCCCCACCTTTCGCCGCCTTTCTCTCCCGCCTCTTGCAGAAGCTCCACATCGTATGGCCTTCTGGTGCTTTCCCCTCCCCAGCCGCTCCATTGGGGCTGCTTCCCGGTCATCTTCTTAACCAGGGAAACCATTTTGTTGTCGTACTGGGACGCATAGCTCGCTGGCTCGCCCCAAACATTACCCACGGTCGTTGAATCGTTCCATGAGAATACCGGAGAAGCCTCGTCGACCGCAGCCATCAGTGCTTGTGATGTGGCCAGCCGGAGCCACTTGGCCCCTTGGAATGGCTGGAACTCCGGGCGTCTGAGATGAGCTTTGGCCTTATTAACGGCTTTTCGGTAGTCCATGATGTCCGGGTGAACATCCAAGGCCTCGTCGATAAAAGAAAGAGATCCTTTATCCTCAAGTGACCATGTCAGCGATTCAGGCTGCAGCGCAAGCCTGGCCGTGATCTCCTCTATTCGCCCAAACGTGGCCGCGATTTGCAGCCCACTTTTGAGCGCGGTCGCTACAAACAGAGGATCCTCAATGGATCTAAGCGTGTCGGCCACTTCAGGTTTAAGAACCTTAGACTTGCCACCCCTGTCCAACAAATCTACAGTGTCATAAAAGGCCTTCAAGGCCCCTGCTTCCAGCGAGGCCACCTTATCGGAAGCCGCTTCCAGCTCGCCTAAATTGGCATATCCGCCAGCCTTCCGCGCATCGTTGTCCCAGTCAGACTGAAGCTCATCGACATGGAAGGACGCCTTGGTTTGGTTGCCTTCATTGGTTCCAGTCGATCTGTTGGTCGCGCGAATAAAGCCCAGCATGTTCTCGTCAGGAAAGTGCACGTTTTCATAGTAGCCGTAATCTGGCAGACGGAACTTGATCTCACGATAGTTCTCGGCCTCATGTCCATCGTGGATGTATTCGCGGTATTGATATAACTCATCTGAGCCTACGGAAGATCCGCCGACAGCGTTGCCGGTTTCATACGCCCAGCCTTCAGCCTGGAGCTTGGCCTCATTGAAGGCGCGAAAATAACTGTTGTCGCCAATCTCGTTTATCTCCTCGCCATCCCACCTCGCTTGATATCCCGCAGCTGCGTTGCCTACGATAGTGAGCGTTCGCATAAACGTATCTTCCAAGCCTCTCGCTTCATGAGACTCGAATGAGGCCAAGCTCCAGGACGGTTCCTCTTCGGCATGTTTTTTGGCGATCTCATCGTCGGTGAGCTTTGTGTCGGGGTAGAATGTCTTATGATGAGCGATGGCAAAAAAGCGCCTTAGACCTTCCAGCTCGGTCCGGTCAGTTATAACTGACTCAAACCAACCAAAATCAGTGCCTGCATCGTCGACATCGGTTTCTGCTACCACCTTGTCAACATTGGGGAGCCTGTCTCTAACATGCTGGACGATCTCCTCCTGGGTGAACCTTGTGTCGGGCTCGATGTCATACAACTCATACAACTCCATCTCCGCCTTCTGAACGCCGGACATTTTTTGCAGCTTGCCCATGATCGATTCGATCTTCGCGGCCTTACCAGCCTTCCACTCAGGCAGGCTCATCTCGATCAGGCGTCTTTCGACCATGCTGTAAGTGCTGTTGGAATCCCGAGCTACATCGAATTGGCTTGCAAGGAGATCGCTAGAGTCTGCATTGTCTGGGTCGAAGGCTGCGCCCGGAGCCGTGGCCTGGGCCGGAGCTTGACCCATAGAGGCCTGCTCAGAGTACCGAAGGATCTCGTCAACGTCAGACATCCTGAACCTGTCCAGCTCGAATGCCCCCGTGATGATCTTGGCCTTGCGGAGAGCGTTAACGAACATCGATACCGCCCGGCGATAGAGATTGCCGATCGCGCCATCCTTGATACGCCGCTCTTCCGTGATCGCCAAGAATTCCCTCGACTGAACGATCTCATTTGCGTTGGGGTATCGGAGATTTACCTCCTTCATAATGCTGTCGAACCGCTTGCCGCCAGCTTTCTTCAGATTCCGGTAACTCTTCAGCCACCCGTTCCATTCAGCGTCAGGCACCAAAGAGGCCATAATAGAAGGATCTTGCATGGCCTTCATGGCAAAGAAGTGCGCTACCGCCTCATGCGCTATTGCAACCCGAGCATCTTCCGGAGTATCCAGATTGTCGTGAACCAGATATGCGGTCCCATCTCGGTAAAAGCCCTTCACCTTGCTCGTCTGATTCACGCCGAGGCCAGCCAGCTCGTTGGAGCCCACGACCTTGAGCTTCAGGCCAGCATCAGCGAAACCCGCTGTACGCCCGGAGATGGCTTGCTGAACTTGCCCCCTTGTGAGCCCGCCCTTGCGGAGCCCTCCCATCTTCTCGATTGCGCCCCGGCGAGGAATGAATCCACCTTTGGCGGCGACCTGGGCCGAGACATTGTTTCTTTCCTGCAACATGCCAGATAACGCAGCTCGGGCCGCCGATACCTCTGCTTGCTTTGGGGTTTTTCCGTCAGCGTTATACCGCGCCACCATATCGTTCAGCATGGCGACATCGCCAGCCGTTAGATCAACCCTGTCCAAACATTCCGTCAACGCCATTAAAGAACTCCCGCTCTCATTACAATTTCCGTTATATCAATGATATCTTGCTCATCCAATTCCAACTCTCGGTTAGCCTCAATCGAAATAGCTTGAGCCTTTCCGGGGTAAAACGCATTCAGCTTCTTATCAAACCTACCTTCTAACCTTTGGACTCTAAGCCTGGTGTAATCCCACTCTTGCCCCCGAGTGAACCCTCGGATTAGATACTCGCCAACCCCTTTAATCCTATAGGTTCTATGGAATTCTACATCAGTACCGGCGGTTTCATAAGCGCCAGAGTCCGGATCAATCTTTCGTCCGTACTCAAGATTCGCGTCAGCCCCCGATATCAGATAGGAGTCCCCTGCAGCCGCCATATACCGCGTTGTCAGGACTGCCGCAGGGAATCCGACTAAAGTGTAGGTGTCGCCATCAACATGGAATATCCTGTCGTACCTAGTGTCGGCATCAACTCCAGCAAGCGAATATATGCCAGGATCGCAAGGCAATGTGAAGTTGACGGCAAAATCTACGCCACTACCAGTCAGGGCGTAACCTTCTCCCTCCCAAGTAAATGAGTCCCAAGTGAAGCCATCCCAGAAAGCCGGAGTGCCGGGGTCTGCGAAAAGGACATAGCCAAGTTCTAAATTCGCGCCAACAGAGGAAACTAAATACGACCCTGAAGCCGGATCTATTTCTTGCCCATACTCCAAGTTTGCATCTGAACCAGATAGGCCATAGACACCAGGGTCAACCTCAAATGCGAGCCCAGCTAGGAGATCAACGACCTCTCCCGTGAGAGCGTAACCCGCATCCCAGGTAAAGTCGTCCCAGTCGAAGACATCCCACTCCCCAGATGAGGCAGACTCGGCCTCGATTCGGTATCCTTTATTAAGGCTCGCATCGCTCCCTGAGATTGCGTAAACACCAGAATTTGCGTCGGTTACATATCCATACAGAAAATCAACGGCAACGCCAGTTTGGACGTAAGCCCCAGAATCAACCTCAAATACCAGCCCAACTTGGAAATCAACGACTTCTCCCGTGAGAGCGTAACCTGCATCCCAGGTAAAGTCGTCCCAGTCAAAATCGTCCCATATGGCATTTTGTGGAGGGTCGGCTTGTAGCACGTAATCTGCTCTCAAGCCCGCATCCGCTCCTGATACGGCATAAATCCCTGAAGCCGGATCTACCGCTGCACCGAGAGTTAGCGTTGCGGGATACCCTGTAATTGCATAAACGCCAGAGGCTAAATCAAGCAGCTTGCCCGCCTTCAATCCTGCATCCGAGCCAAGAACAGCGTATGAGCCCAGATCAGAAACTATCGTGTAGTGGCGCTCTAGTGCCGCAATTACGCCTGCATAACTGTAACTTCCGGAGCCTGCCGGGAGCTGCAGCCCCGTAGCAAGATTGACGTCATCCCCTGTGAGCCCATAACCGACATCCCAGTTAAAATCATCCCAAGTAAAGTCGTCCCACACCCCGTCGGCAGCGCCTGCCGCGTCAAGCCTATATCCCGCCTCAAGATTCGCATCAGCCCCGGAAATTGTGTAATCCCCTGAAGCTGGGTCTACTACAGCAACCCGGCTAAGGACGGCAGGGGCCCCAACGATGACGTATGAGCCAGCACCTGCGTCAATCGCGTACCCAACCTCAAGCAAGGCCGCCGTACCCGTAACCGCATAGATCCCCGATGCTGGTTCTACTTCCTGGCCGTATTCAAGGCTTGCCGCCACCCCTGAGATTGCATAAGAGGTGCCGTCTGCATCAATCGCGGAGCCTTTGATCAACCCCGAGTCTGCTCCAGAGGTGCTGTAAGCCCCAACATCAGCAGAGGCCAAATAGGTACGAGAGAAGTTTGCTGCCGCCCCCGTTAGACCATAGACCCCAGGAACACCGTCAATTGCGTACCCTCGCTCAAGGTCAGCAATTACGCCTGCATAGCTGTAAGAGCCTGGGTCTACAGGGAACTGGTAGCCGGTACGAAGACCAATATCGAACCCAGTTAGGGCGTATCCCTCATCCCAACCAAAGTCGTCCCAAGTAAAATCGTCCCACCGGGCCTCGGGAGTTTCCGCGTCTAAATAATATCCAACCTCAAGATTAGAAGCTGTGCCAGAAACCGAATAATCGCCCGCATCAGCAACCATCTTGTGTGTTCGCCGGAAGACTACATTCGAACCAGCAACTGGGTAGCTCCCGGAGACTGAATCAAAAGCGCGACCATAAAGAAGGCCAACTTCGTCCCCCGTGGCGGCATAAACGCCACTGTCCGGGTTCAAGGCATATGTACGAAGAAAGGTGGCTGCCGTTCCTGTTAATACATAAGAGCCTGAAACCGGATCAGTGGCGTAACCCACCTCTAAGCTGGCTGTTGCACCGCTGGTTGTGTACGTGGTTGTACTGGCGTCAATGGCATAGCCATATTCGAGGGACGCAGGAGTGCCCGTTAGCGAATAATTATCGCTATCGACATTGAAAACTCTTCCATATTCGGGATTGGCTGCGGTGCCCGTAAGCGAGTAGCTGCTGGGGTCGACATTGAACACGCGACCATAAAGAAGGTCGGAGGCGCCCCCCGAAACAGCATAAACTCCACTAGAGGGGTCAATCGCTTGCCCATATTCAAGAGCGGCAATCTTGCCGGTTATTGCATAGGAACCGATTTCTGTATCAGTAGCGTACCCGCGCTCTAGGCTCCCAGGGGTTCCGATAACTGAGTAGCTACCGGACGCCACATCAATGGCGTAACCATAAAGAAGATTAATTGAGGCGCCTGTATAGGCATAACTACCGGCCGCGAGATCGAAAACTCTCCCGTACTGCAGGGACGCAGCAGCCCCAGACAGAATATATCCACCGGAATCAGCGTCAACCAGCCATCCGACAACTAGGTTTGTCGTGGCGGGGCCGGTGACTACATAGGAGGCCGGATCTGCATCGACCGCGTATCCTCGCTCGAGGAGGGCAGCGGTTCCAGCGACCTCGTAGCTATCAGGCTCGGCCACCAAGCCCCGACCAGCCCTAAATGTAACGTCCGGCCCAGACACCAGATACGAATCAGTAGCCGCATCGACCGCCCTCCCAACTGTCAGCAGAGCAGCCGTCCCGGTAAGAACGTAGCCTATGTCCCAAGTAAAGTCGTCCCAAGTGAAACTATCCCACAGGGGCTTCTCTACAGCGGTATCAGCCTGGAGGGTATAATCCGTCATGGATCATCAAGGGGATAAATAGTGGTTAATTCCACCCTTTCTCCCCCAGCTTGATTACGTCAGGGTAAAGATTGACGCACCAAAGTCTACAGTGAAGGTTTCACCATCAGCCAAGGTGATAGAAGAGCCGTAATCCCACCATGAAATCAGGGGGTCAGCAGGCGATGTTGGCGTATCGTTGTAGAATGTTGCATACCTGAATGGGCCAATCGTGCCGCCGGAGGCAGTCCAGACGATATCTGTCCCCGTCAAGGTTCCAGTTCCCCCGGACTCAGAATACAGATTAGCGGCATCCTGCCCGCCAGCAGTGTACCCATTTCCTGCAGCGATATCAGCCAGGTCGGCCAAGACATTATCCAACGATGCCGAAGGTGCCGCGTTGGTGAGATAAACCTTGCACGTATCTGTGTTCAGATTGTGAACCTTTAACCCAAGATCACCGACAAATGTTTGAAATTTATTATAAGCAGCCATTGTTATTCCTCAATTTGATTTATTTCCCCTCTCCGTCATTGTAAAAGACGTCCATTTCAACGCCTTCTATTCTGTTCTGGTTGTTTCTTGTAATCTTTGATATTACCACTCTAGAAGGCTTTCTGGGCTCTGGAGAAGGAGGAATTTTAATCTCTGGCACGATCACTGTCGGGGGCTTCATACTCTGAAAGGCCTCGATCATGTGATTGCAGGCCTTCAGGAAGATCTCGGTGACAACTCTCGCATCGATCCCTGCCCCCCTGGGGTCTTGGGACACCTTTTTCTTGGAGAGCACACGGACGCCAGAAATCCCTTTCTTGCCCTCCAGCTCTTCTGCGGTTACTCGCCTAGCCATCTCAGCCTCCCAGACACTTGATCAGCGCCTTGATGTTATCAATTCTGTCATCAATTGCGACAATGGCGCGATCCGCAGGGATCACCATCTGATGCTCATTTCCATTCTCATCCACCAGATCTTCAGTGACCCGGATCTGCTCCAAGGGCACGGAATCTTCGACTGACAAGATATCCTCATCAATGTCTAGGGAAAACATATCCCCCTGACCTTTCCCTTTTGCAGCGTTGTAACCAGCTAGATACACTTCTTCGTCGCCGGAGTTTTCCCACTCCTGCCCGACAAAATCGCCCTCCCCGTCTTCATACCCCAAGTTGAACACTTGGCGTTTATCTTGCCGCTCCTTCAGCCCCAAGCCACCATAAAGCTCTCCAAATTTTGCATCTCGCGCAGCATCGCTTTGGCTTTTTTCAGCTATGGACGGAATCTCGGCTGCGAACATATCCCCATTCTCTTCTGGAATGTCCCTCTCTCCTGGGCCTTTCTCGTATTGCCGTAGAGACGCCTGGGATTCTGCCGCCAACTCGCCAAACTCAGAGTCTCCATCAAGGAAAGAGCGGATTTCGACAATGATCTCCGATACACCTTCCTGCCCAAGAACGCTCTGCTGAACTCCAGCTGCCTGCATCGCCTCTATTATCCGAGTCTGCTTGGGCTTTACCTCAGAGTCGGCCAAAACCTGAGCGTCATCTTCCGCAGCCTCCGAGGCTTCTTCAACCGACTCCCATTGCTCGTTTGCAGCCTCTTCAATGATCTCATCGAAATCGTACTCAGGATAAATATAGAATGAGGTTTGCATCGCCCTTGGAGTATCGGGGTTTACGGTCACCTTCACTTCGTAAGTACCGTCATTCATCACGAAAACGCCGTTCCAATATCCCCGGCGCTCCCAATACTCCTTGTTATCTATCTCGACCCTATATTCTTCACCCAAAACGGTTTGGGTTGCAGGCAAAGGCACTACCCAATCAACTTCTTCAAAATCCGCCGTCTCTCTGGAGCCAGGAGTGGTAACTTGTTCCTCGCTCCCATCCACGTACTCATCTTCGTATCGGTTTACGTCACGCTCTGAAGGGGTAGGAATGCCGTCAACCTGATTGGGGGCGTTTTCACCACTATTAGCGATGAACAGGGCGTAAGCAAAGCCTTCAGGGGTTTCTGACCTAAGCTGCTTGTGAACCGGGTCATCTCCACGAAGATCGTGAGCCCAAGATCCACCGATGGTGGTTTGCTTGCTCTTTTGCAGAATTCTGGACAGGTGCCCAGAGATAGGCTGGCCGCCTTTGGTCTTAACCTTGGTAGGAACTTTAACCCGGTTCTTCCCCTTGCCCTTCCATGTCCAGCCGTCCTCGCTATCGAGGTAGATCGGCTCGCCATAAACATTATCAACATCTTCTGTTTTGGTGACATTTCGCTCAGTTGGATCCACGTTAGCTTGCGGTAGATCTGCGTTAAACGTACCCCATAACTGGGTTGTCTTCGTGTACGGCATTCCGTAATGATGAGGCTGGAAAGACATTCTCGCCAGGTTGGGGATTTCGGTCAGGCTATTGATTCGGCTTACAGGGTTTTCAATGATCCAAAACCGTGGCTGCAAGTATTCGATGATCGCCATTGTCTGATGCACCAAGTCGATCGCGGCATCTCGTTTCTCCTGGGCTCCCTCTTTCTCATCAACGCCGCCTACAGCCCATCGGTTGCCCGCAACAGAGAATTCAGTACAAGGACACCCGGCGATAATCATGTGGATATCGCCCCCAGCCACATCAGGAATATTGTCATTGAACCATTCTCGATCCATGTCCATGACATCAAACGGCTTAAACTGGATCTCTCCAGCCTCATCAAGAACGTAATTCCCGTCCTCATCCATGATGGCCGCTGAGTCTCGATTCATATCAAAAGCTCTAACGTCATACCCAGCCTGAGCCCAAGGGTTAGCCAGAATTCCGGTTTCATCAAAAATGCTGAGAACAACCTTGTTTCTGTTTTCCCCGGTAGCGGCCTGGCGGTGCGCCTCGGCTTCCCACTCCATGATCCTGTCGTCGGCCTCAAGGGTAGTAAGAAACTCGCCAGCCGCCTCGGCCTTGTGCTTCGCCAGAGTCTTGGTTTTTGGCTCGTTCCAGAGGTTTTCTCTCCGGTGCTCGAAAAGCGCATCAATACTGGTGATCCCCTCTTCGCTCAGGGTATTGAACAACTCTTCTTTGGTGGTATCACCGAGATCGATCGCTTCGCTTTGAGCGAATAGAGAGGCGTCCTCGCTTAACTCTTCTTCTTGTCCCGGATCTCCCTCAAAATCTTCGTCGCTCTCCGCTTCGCCCTCAACGTCTTCTTGGGTTTCACCTTCTGCAAACGCTGTTTCTTCATTTAATATCTCCTCAACTTCTGCCTCAGACCACACCTCTTCGTCAGGTGTTGCCTCATTAAGCTCCTGGGTAAGAGCCTCCAAATCAACGGGTTCTGCTTCACCTTCATAGGGCTCAAGCCCGGCTTGCTCACGGATGTCATCCACTATCCCATCAAACTCGATCTCGATTTCTTCGAGGTAGTCTTTGGTGGCGTCTATCTCGTTATTCCACTCCGGGAGCCGCGACTTGATAGAAGATATAGCATCATCAAGCATAGCCATCTCAGCGTCTGTTAATTTATCTGTTTTAACTTTCCCTGCAGCGTCACGCTCGTAGCTTCCGTCTTCGGAAAGCACCGGCATACCACCTTTTATTATTTTTGCCCGGCAGACTCTCAAGCTACCCATTTAGATATCCTCATTCCTTATTAGCGTCACTACAATAGACACCAGTTCCTCATCTTCCCGCACCATCTGAGCTATCAGCTTATCCCGCTCGTACTTAGCTACGCGAATATTTTGCTTTCTTAGCCCGTCATCAGAGTAAGACGCCGACCTTCCCGCTACAGGCTCTCTGCCCTTAACTGGCCGAGTAATAACTACAACTTCAAATACAACCCGGCCCCTAGTGCCGTACTCCAAAGGAGTATTGACCCCTGACAGCCTCCCTCTAAGCCCATACGCCAAGGGTTGGACAGCCATTACTGTCTCGTAAACGTGTTGGAAGTCGTTCCGTTACCCGTGATATCTACAACAATACCTCCGCTTGCACTGCTGACGCGGGTTTGAGTTACCGTGATCGCATCTGTTGGATCTAAGTTTGAGTGCTTATAAAGCTCCTGCACTTGATGCCCTTTGACCAACTCATCCACAACCGTCGTCGTACCTGTATACGTGTTTCGGTTTACCCAATCCCCAACGCCTCGGAGATAGATGGTTCCTGCCGTCAATGTGCTGTCCAGAACTATACTGCCCCCAGCCATCTCCACGCTTGCAAGATCTGCTCCAGTCTTGTTTATAATCGTCACATCCCCTGCGAAATTCCGAAGCTGCAACGGTTGGCCAGCGCCTCCCATATCGATAGTTGCGCCCGCCCCAGCAGCGTCTGTCGTCGACCAGCAGTCCAGCAACACTGTCTGAGCTGCGCCCCCAAGTTCCAATGTTTGCCCTCCCACAAGCGCCACGTTAAGCATGAACCCATTAAACCCACTTATGCCGAATGACTGACATCGCTCCATCGTGGTGAAGCCAGTTAATTCCCCCGTGACAACTAAATCACTGTACAAGGCACCGCCAACAAGGGCCCCGGAAGGAGCCGTCAGAATAGTCCTGCTTGCGGATATCCCCGAGAAAACACAGGCACCAAAGTCTGGGCCTACGGGCAAGGTCATGTTTGTCCTCAAGAATATGTCTGGAATATTAAGATTTTGGGATATGGATAACGCTTCGGTCAGATTGTTGACAGGGAATTTAGGCGAGCCAATAGGAAAGAGGGTGCCTACAGTCCCGTTCGCGGAATCGACTGTTACTTTTTCCCCATACACAGTCCTGTCTAAAAGCTGGATAAGAGATCCTTCGACCAACTGATTAACAATCGTTGCATTGCCTGCGTAAGTCTCTCGGTTAACCCAAGTCCCTACGCCTCTCATTACTATTTCCCCAGCATTAACCGAGTCTTCAAGAGTTATAGCCCCTGATGCAAGATCTATAGACACCGCGTCTGTCCCAGATTTGTTTGTAAACCTAACCTCTCCATCGTAACCCTTCATTGCCAGCGCCTGACCAGTCCCGCCGAAGTCAACCGTTGGTATTCCTACTCCGGGGTTAGTCGCGTCGACACCAGAGCACCGATTAAACATCGCAACACCAGACCCTGCGAGAGTAATTGTCCCCTCCCGCAAAACGCACTGCTCTAAATGCCCGCTGATATAAAAAAGGTTTTTTACAGCGCATCTGGTCAAGAAGCACAGGCCGTCAAGATAGCCGGTAACCAAAGCGTCTTGATATTCACAATTCGTGACATCGGCGGCATCAGCGATTGTAATAGTAGTTGTTTTAGGCGACCTGCCTATGAATTTCATTTCCTGGTGGACAGCCGTTGGTCCTATCACCAGATGCGAAAGTGTCCTAATTTCAAAAAAGCCCCGCGAGTCTGCAATTGCTTGGGCGTCTACCAAGTTGTTAACCGGCCTTCGGGGCGTTCCTGTAGGGAAAACCGTTCCAGTATTGGATGTGGTTTGGTCTATCCAAACAGCGCCCTGGAAAGAAGAGAATTCAATATCAGCCTGCTCTTGAGTCGTCGCAGAAGATGATGCCGTCAGGTTCCCAAACACGCCGAATACAGAAAAATATGGGCTAATTTCCACTTGAGACTCGTCAACCGCAGTAAAGTTTCCGCCATCCAGAGAAAAGGCCCTAACTTCCCATATTTTATAATCGTCACCAATTGTAAAGGCGTTGGAAGCTCCTTCTCGAAGCCCGCGTGTTCTCAGCTCTGTGGCGGAGTTTACCGTTAGAACTTCGGTCACTGACTGGTCGGTAAAGTTTATAATCCAATCCCCTCGAACAACGCCAAGAGCGACAAAATCCTTTCCGGTATCCGTCAGGATAAACCCTGTTAAATCCGTAGAGGTTATTGTCGAGGTCGTCCTTGGAGAAGTCGATCCCGGAGCAATCTGGCAGTTCTGGAGGGCCGTAGTAAGACCTACGCTAACACCTCCCGGAAGAGGTTGCCCTCCCTCAGTTCTAATAAGACCTGGGTATTGGGCCCCGGATTCTCCGTGGTCACTATCCTCGATGTCTGTCAGCGTGTCATGAGCATCTTGAACACTAAGCTCTTGACTAGACGAGGTGATGTTTATTAATCGGGGGAAAACCTCGAAATCAACATCTATATCCGTCCTAGATGTCATCGTTATCTACCACCAGGTGAACATTTTTTTCCGCCTCCTCTTTTTTAGAGGCCTCCTCCTCTATGGTACTCATCATTATCCTATATTCGGCAATAGAGGCTCTTTCGTCCTCTATCGCTTTCTCCAAGACTTTGATGTTTTTTTTAGAGTTAAGAACGCCGCGCTCTAGCCCCTCCAAACTGTGTCCTATTCTTGGCACAAAATCCCCTCATGGCTTATGAATGAATGGTGTCAGTGTTTCTAATCGTGGCCGTATTAACATCAGACCCAGTTGCCGACCCATCCGTTACAAACCGCTTTATCTTTGTCGAAGCTCTAGTGTTAGACACCTTCACTCGATAGAAGATCGGGGAGGTATAAACAATGTTAACGGATGATGTTGTAGCCGTTGGGTAATCATCGATTACAGAAAGATATACATCGTCTAATGTGTTTATGGTTACGCCGGGGATACAGTTCAATTCGTAGCTGTCGGTGCTCACTTGGCCAGTAATAACCCTGTCAAGCGTAAGCTGAGTATTGCTATCAACCGTTTCCACATAAGCATAGCCTCGACCCGCACCTCCACCCTGAGTGTTCACCACAATATCCCCGCGTTTTGCGGTTGTGTTGAAAGCTCCTCCAGAATCAGTGATCTGGGTAGTGGTTGTACCCGCAGTAGCCGTACTAGCAGTATTGGCAAACGTAAACGTCGAGCCTAACCAGGAAGAGTATCTAATCTTGTAATGCTCGTTGTTATTATCAGCATCTCTAAAGTTGAGCATTCCCCCTGCTTGCTTGCCAGGGACATCTGCGAGGATAGCTCCGTCTACAGCCAGCGTAGCGTCGCCCATAACTTCGCCCCCAACCGCAGAGTATTCCTCCTTGTCGATAGCTCCAGCCAAGCCGGTAAGCCTGTGTACCGTGACATGATCCGCTGTGGCGTCTGTAATAGCTGTTCCAAAGACGTTGCTCACCGATATAGTGATAGCGATAGGCCTAGCTTGAGCAGCGCCGCCAGCACTAGGGATAGCTTCCCAGCTATTCTCTTCTGCCGCAAGCCAGTTGGTGGGAACGATGCCTCTTGCAAAGAATGTTCTTCCACCAGCCAAAGTCCCAAAAGGAGACTGCTTGTTAGCGTTGAATGTTCCCACCGACGCGCTATCAGCCGTCTCCATCTCAATAGATCCAGCTCCTGCGTCTTGAGAGGTGACCGTGGCGCTTGTTGCGCTGCCGGTAATAAACGTACCACGAACATCTCTCAGAAGAATCTGATTCAGCGTAGTGTCATGAGATACCACGATCCCAGTAGCTCCGCTTGTCTCCTGAAGAACATCATCTCCCTCAGCGATCGTGCCCCCACTCACAGGAGAAGTACCGTAGAATAAATATACAGTCGGGCCAACGTACTGCTCACCCGCTATGGCGTCAGTGTTCCCAGTAGTCTTACCGCCGTTTCGGGTAATGTACTTGCCCCACTCATACGTCTCCTGAAGCGTATTTGAATTAACATCTAGAGTGATACCGTACCCTTCCGCCGTACCTTCATCAGCGACATCGTAAGTCGTGGCTGTATAAGTCAGGGAAGGGAATGCGTTATTAGTAAACCACGTAGTTAACGCAGGGCCTTGATTCGCTGGAGCCGAGCCGTTTTTAGTGCCTGTCGCGGCCGTATCATCGTTTGTTATTCCCTCTGCAGCCGTCTGGAAAGTTATTTGAGGATCCCCAATAAGGTAGTAATGCAGTGTTTGAGTCGCACCTGCGTTAGCTATCAGGGTGATAATGGCCGAAGCGCCGCTTGTATCACCCGTTATTTGGTCACCTACGTTCCAAGATCCAGATCCCGCAGTAAACGTGATCGACTGATATCCAGTGGTTTGATTCGAGTCAGCGGCAGCAGAAAGAGGAACAGGGTTACGGCCCCCAGCCACAGAAGACGCAAGAACTTCAAACGAGTCATAAAGCGTGTTGCCTTTGCGGGCAAATACCGTGATGTAAGCCGAGTCGATCAAAGCGAGAGTTGCAGACGTAATATCATGCAAAGGGATACATCTGTCAAAAGCCCCTTCCGGCCACCAATCCTGAGAATTTGCATTGTTCCCATCGTTGATTTCTGTGATCCGCGCTCGAGCCCCCGTAGAAACTAGGCCCTGGTACATATATACGTGAGTGTCTGCATCGATAGGCGTTACGTTGTAAAGATTAGCCCAAACTTGCTCTCCAGTTCCTGCCGCTGCATTTTGAACCGCTACATGCGCGTTACAGGTAAGGTTTCCTGAAGTAGAATCAAAAGAGTCTCCAGCAGCACTTGTGGCTGGCCGAATAACCAAGTATTCAGTCCCTCCACTTGTTGGGACGAGTACTTCCAGGAGCGTTCCGGAATCTCCGGCCGCGTGGGTAATAGTAAGCCCGGCATCTGCGGGAACAATTGCCCCGCCAGTATTCACTGGAGTAACAACAATACCTACTGCCGTGCCGACAACCCGTGTCCATCCCGCCGTTCGTAAAGCGCCTCCCGTCAGATGCTGAACTGCCTCATAGTTGATATACCAAGGATCAGCGTCATTGGCGTCAATAATACCAATTGTGTACTCTACTGGCGTTTCGGCCGTCATACAGGTCGCGTCATCACCCGTGGCAGCCTCATCTAAAAGACTGGCCATACCAGAGTAAACTTCGTTCATTGTCTGGGTGCCTGTGGCCGCTCCTATCCACGACAATTGTTTTCTTCGGTTATCGTCCAGGTAATTTACTTGTATCGTTCCGCTAAGAATAGTGTCAGCCATTTTTCAAATCTCCAGTATTAAATTGCCGGGTCAGCCGTCGTATCTACCCTCATAGATCGTTTAACCGAAGCTCCGGTTGTATTTTCTATTGTTGCAAATCCCGAAAGATTTACATATTTTGTTGCACCTGATGATGATTTTCGATACCGATAGTATATATCAGCCGGAGTTGATCCTGTAAAGCTTCCGGAAGCAATTCCCGACCCATTTGACAGGGTGTTTATAACTTCTGCGTCGTTTGAAACTAAGTAGGCAGTTATCCTAACAGAAGATATTGCTACATCAGCAGTGTCTACAGACTCAAAAGATACGGATACAGCCACATTAACCGTGGTAGAAGAGCCCGCCCCAACATCTCTAGTCGTAGGTGAGCCGCCGCCAGTGACGTTGATTGTCACCAAGCCTCCTGAAGAGTTAATAACGTCGAAACTATTCCCGGAAAACGTCAGGCTATTGAAATCATAGGTTCCTACTGCCGTAATCTCTATCGCGCCAGAGTTAGCGTTAGCAGCGTTATCCCCAAAAAAACAACCGCTAACGACAGGGGTTCCCCCTCCCTGCCATTCTGTGACATTATCTACCAATAAAGCGCCCGTATCCGCGCCGACCGTCGATGACAAGATGTCACAGTTAGTCAGCGTTGCCCCGTTTAGCGTTACCTGCCCTCCAGAACTGAAAGTAGAGTCCTGCATAGTCGTGCTCGGATTAAGTGACGCCACCCTAAAAGAACCAAAGGTCGTTGCGTAGGCATTTAGTATCGCCTCTACAGCCCCTCCCTCAGTAACGGTAAGAGCGTATAGCGATGCTCCGGCAGAGGTAAAGGTACAACCGCCAGAAGTTACCCCTCCGGAGATAGCGCCCAGAGTGCAGGTGGCATCTGTGTCTACTAAAAATTCGTAGAAATTGGCGCTTACAGGCTGATCTTTATAAGTTATGGCGGTGCTAGTGTCGGTAAACACTGTGGTTGTCGATCCATCACCTATCTCTATCTTGCCTTGCGGGAAAATACCTCCCTCAAATTCTTGAACCCACCCCCAAACATTAGTAGCCTCGGCAGTGACGATATCCGCAAAGCTCTGAGATACCCCCGTCACTTCGACGCCAAACCCTATCGTCATCTGATCATTGCCGGTATTAACGAAATTACCCATAATCCCGGCAGTACAGTTGTAAGTCACTCCAAACGCATCGGCGGCCGAATCGTCATAAGTGCCTCCCGAAAAATCTCCACCCCCGGCATTAATTTGAGGGTTGAATGCTGCAGCAGTCCAGCCTCCAGAGTACCCGACCGTGGATATAGTTAACTCCTCGTAATTGGTTCCGGCGTCATTTCCAACATAAGCCCTGATACCCCCGTTAATATCAGTATCCAAGTTGGACACAGTTAATACGTTGTACCACACAACAACATGCTCCCCCTCTTGGGCCCCTGTCCCCGGAGTAAAGTCTAGCGTCGGTGCCCCTAAATGATTACGGCGAGTTATACCAGAGCCTGTTTTTACACCTATGTATCCATTCCCCTGAACCTGTCCTTCGGTTTGAAGCGACCCGTTAGACCACCCTGTAGCCGAATCCGCATCGTTACGAACTCCTACACCTGTTGCTGCAACCGCCATCAGATAGTATTCATATAAATATAAGAGGCTAAAATGCTACCGATAAATGGCCCGTGTTGAGCATCAAGACCCTTTTGAGGTATCCCAAGAGTTTTAGATCCCTCCGGGTAAGATCCTAACCACCCTTGCGCTGGGCCGATTAGATACCAAGCGAGAGGGTCATGAGTATGATCTGGAAGCAACTCGGCTACACCATTTTTCGGGAGATCGAGATAAATAAAAGTCTCTTTTTCGTGAGCCGCTAAGAAGCTTTCAATGCTGGTGTGTATTTCAATCTCTCGGCCGGTGCGAGATAGGTCTATCCTGGCGTTATTAACAATAGCATACCGATCTATACCCCAGTTTTGCTTAGAGATGAACCAGCTATCTAGATCAACTTCCCGACCAGACCACACATCCTTTGACCAGTCATCAAAATGAAATAAAATATTCAAGACAATTCCTCGTAATAAAAATCGATGTCTTCAATTAAAGGTATCCCAGTTTGCTTATGCTCTTTTCGATTGATCTTCATGCTGGTTATTCGGCTGCCAGGCTCCTTTAGAACCTTGGCAATATTTTTAACCATCTCCTGAGTCTGCGCCTGGGCCAGCAGGGCGTTTTGTGCCACGACTCCTAACGCTTCAGCGACAACTCCGACTACTGGGTCATCCTTGGGCTTCTCGGGGGCAATTATTTCAGGGGAGGATTTTTTCTTCGAAGTTATCTTCATACCACTCCGCGTCATTTCCCCAAGCTGATCTCTGCTTACCGTTCTCTTTTTCATGTCAACAAACACTCCGACAAGACCCTAGCAATTCTCTCTCGCTGTTTTATTTCCGTAACCAAGATTATTGCTCGGTTTTCTTTGTACTGAATCTCTCTTCCCCCGTCTTCCAGCAAAGCATCCCGAGTCTCTTCAAGAAATTCCGAACGTGCTATGAAGGCATCGGAGACTACTGCTTGGGAGATATCGACGCCTTCGAGGCCCGGATGAAGTGCCGCTTGGCTTTCTCCTTCCGGCCCGCTTTGATTCTCTGTCTCAACTGTTCCTCTTTCATCTTGCTCAATCCACTGCTCGACTTCTTCAAGGGTATCTGCGCTCTCTAATATGGATTCAAACTCATTATCGACCATTGCGGCATCAAATGTCGCCTGATCTTCTGCTTCCAAGGTATCTCTGAAATCGTTGTACTCATTGGGGTCGTAAGGATACCGGTCAACTTCCTCCTGAAGAGCATTCCTATCAAAATCACTAAACTCTTTCAGATGCTCAATAATTTCTTTCTGCTTTCTACCTGAAATCGACTTACCTTCAGCCCATTCTTTAGCTAAAACATTCCAAGCCGATTTCTTTGATATCCTTTCTTTGCCGCGAGTAATGGTGATATTTCGAAGTTCGCTTGCCGCCGAGTCATACGATGAAGCTACATCATTAGGAATGATTTCGGAAGATGAGGGGTATGTGGGGACTCCTGCAATTTCCTTTTCTATAATCTCAAGGATTTCGGGCCCTATCATCCCGTCCATGCCCAAAGCATCTTCAGGGATGTACCCTGCTTCTACCCCGCGCTCAACTGCCTCCTCCATCGAGATCCCGTCATCACGCATGAGCTTCATGCCCGAGAACAAAGTTTCCCCATTATCGTTTGTCTGCACCAAGTCGAGATCCCTGCTTTTCATCTCGCCGTTGTCGTCCCGGACACCGCCTTGGGCAATCAAAAAATCTCCAAATGAGACTTTATCTGGCGACTGCTCCAGCTCTTCGCCCAGTTTAGCTACCCGAACTTTAAATTCTTCTTCGGTAAGTTTTGACTCGATCTTGGGCTCGGCTGGCACTCCATCAGCCTCGTCAGCAGGATACCCCGCCTCTTGGGCCTGTTTTGATTCATTTAAGCTGCCAGCTATACGCTCCTTTTCTCCGGCCGCCATCGCTTCCGCGTCATCAGCATACTCATCACTCTCAGCAAGAGCCTCAGAGTCGCTGGTTAGATCCCCAGGCGGCTTGCTGTACTCAGCGAGGCCTGCATCAAGCCTGGCTTTATTTATCTTTGCAAATTCAAACTCTTGGGCCTCACGAAGCGCAATACCCATAGCTGTTTCTGGCGCAGCAGTCGCCCCAAAGGAGCCAGCAGGCTTGGTTACCGAGGTGTCGTTGGCCTCATCCTGCGCGGCCGCTTCTGACAGAGCGACTTTCTCTTTGGAAATATCATATATTTCCTGCATCTCCGCTTCTTTTTGAATCTCCTGCCGGGACAGCTCTTCAGTCAGAGTGGTGTCAATGACGTCTGCTTTCTGTTTCGCTAGAATTTGTTGACCAACATCGATCGCTGCATCAACACTACCCGTTTGCCCCATAACGGAATCAACTACGTCCATGAGGTTTATTGTCGTCTTGTTTGCTTCGTACTCCGCAGTGACCTCTTCGACAAGCTGATCGCCAAGAGGGGGAAGCCCCATAGCCTCACGAATAGAGCCACCGCTGGTGCTAGGAGGACTGCCACCGGGAGGAGGACTGCCATTCCCGTCAACGACAAACCCGGCAATCCTTCCCTGCCCAGGGATATTTCCTTCAGACCCTGCCAACTTCTTGGCGACCCACAGCTCCGTGGCGCTCATGGGGGCCGCTAGGAAAGATTCCAATATCATGTCGGTGTAACTGACATCTAACCCCGCCGCAAGGCTACCAAGCCCCTCTCCCGCGCCCTCAGACAAAGTTTCCAGGGTGAAGGCCGTTCCGCCTCTCAGCCCCCTATTCCCAAGAGACAAGGATTTTTCGGCAGCCGCGACTCCCACATCAACTACATCCTTCAAAATCATCTTGTTGGAAAAGGCGGCAGTCAAGGCCGCCTTATCCGCAATATCTACACCTTGAGCCACAAGAGATTTTGATATAGCCTTTTCGACAGCTCTTCCAGGCGCTCCCATCAACCATTTATTGATCCCGAGTGTCAGAGTGTCTACCGCAGCAATGACGCCGCCCTTGATCGCGCCCTGCGTTCTGGCCTCTGCCATCGCCTCTTTCGTGATCTCGCCTATGGCGCCCGCTTTTTCTTGCGCGATGAATCCTGTCTCGATCGAAGCATTGCCCATCGCCATGCCCAAGAAGAACCCGGTCGTGCCAAGAATCATCCCTGCCGCACCGCCCAGCGCAGATCCTGCTGGCCCCGCAGCAGCACCAAGCACCATCCCGGCCTTACCCAGTGTCAAACCACCGGCCAGCGCAGCCGCCATATTAGGCGTCTGGGCAATCATTTCGTGGAGTGCGCCCTCCTTGTTATCAACCGCCGCAACAGAAACATTAGAGAGAGAATCAAAGAACCCCTCGCTCTCGGAGCTGGCGATCTGGGCCATGAAGGCTTCTTGTTGTCGGGTTTTGGCAATGTCGCCAGCTTCCCCGGCAAGTCTTTCGACCTCACCGGCATCCTCGTCGTAGGTGGCAACAGTTGTGGATAGAGCATTCCAAGTTCGCTCAAGACCGAACGAAAAGGCTTCAAACATTGAATCGGGCTGATCTTCGGGGCGCTCGAATAGGGCGTCAAGATCTTTGTCGCTCATTCTCCCTTGGAACGGCGTAGATAGTGCGGCAGGCGGAAGGCTCTCCTCGACAGGAGAGGAGAACAAGGAGTCTAGCTCTTCTTCAGATAAGGCCACAATACCCTCTTTAAAAGAGGCCGAACGTGTTGGCGCTGTTATCCATCTGAGCGATCAACCCGACGCTAGATCCTGCCCCGGCCTGTAATTGGGCCAGCTCTCTATCGAGATCTTCCGTGGGCATTCCTAGAGACTTTCGCTTCGCCAAAGCAGCCTCTAGCTGGATTATGCGCTCTCTATCAGCCGGAGAGGCAGTGCTATTCTGACCAGGAGTGTCTTGCTCAGTCTCTGGAGGGGGCTCAGTATCTTGAGCGGGCTCAGGAATTTCGTCCGGAGCGGCACTCTCTTGAAAAGTCTCCATCTCACGGACAGTTCGTTTCGCCCAGGCGATGGCTTCGTCAGTTCCAGGCTTGCCGAAAGTTCCTTGATTGTACGCGATCACAATAGCGTCAGCGTTCACAAAGTTCTTCCCGTGAATCTCTCCCAGCTTCTTGATAGGGGTTGTCACGGGGACGCCTTCATCATTGGTCACTGTGTAAGCAACCACGCGGCCATTCAAAATGTGGGAAATAGTTTCCTTGCCGGTGTCCTCGTCCTTCGTCTTTATTGTTGACCGCTTCGTTTTCCCAGCGGCTTCGAAGAATTCATCCATCATCTTATTTTTACGAACAGGATCAGGCTCCGCTCTAGCCGCTGCCAGCAGCTCCCTGGCAACCTTCTTATCAGCGATATCTCCCTCGATTTCCTGGTTCTTCAGCCTGGACGTTTCTTGGTTCAGCTTCTGAATATTAGCTTGGAATTTCTGGGTTCTCTCTCTGGCAGCCGCGCTTGCCGCCTTTTCGGCCGTTTCGGCCGCTAACCGATCAGCCCTAAACTTTGCCTGGGCTACGCGTTCGTTCTCCTGATATTCACTTTGCTGGGTTCTCCACTCAGCGTCAGATTCCATCTTCTTTTTGGCCATCCACATATCTTCTTGACGGCTCTTGTTCTTGAACGCCTGAAGTCGATTGTCACGCTGCTTTTGAAGTTCAGCCATTCGAGATGTCTTGTAAGCATCTAGGCCTGCCGACGCAGCGCCTCCCATGAATTTTGCTAACCCGCTTGCCATAAATTACCCCATTGCTCCGCTAATCAATCCGCCTTGACCTTCAGGCATCGGTGCTTGTGCTTGTGCTTGTGGTTGTCCTTGTGGTTGTGCAGGGTCTTCTTCCCCCTGCTGCGTACCAACTACAGACATGCACTGTTGTAGCGCCCGCATCATCACATCTTGGTTTACCTCAAACGCTCCCGACTCGGTTGCCAATTCCCCCAGCAACATCATTAGCTCTTTAAGAACTCCTTGGAGTATCTCGGGAGTTAGCTGGCCCTTAGATCGCTCCTTTAGCTGAAGAAGAATTATCGAGGCGGCCGACGCCAAAGCTTTCGAAGGATCTTGAGCCCCGCTCTGAAGGATCGTCATTACTTTGCTGTGAGTTTCATCCGAATATAGGATTTGTGCAACAGCCTCCATAGACTGCTCGTAAATCCCAGACTCTTCTGGCGTAGGCTCTCTAGACATTTTATGTTCCTGCTGAGTTATTCTGAGGGGTCAAGATTTTAGGGGTCTGATACGATACTCCAGAAATAAGGCCTGCAGTTTTTCTTCGAGCTTTTATGTTTGCCATATGATCTACAGGCTCACGATCTGGGGCAAAGCTCTTAGGCCCATCTGGAATCCCCAGCCTAGATCCAGCGACTTGCCCAGTCTTAGGGTCATGAACCAAATTACCAAAGTTGTCTCTTAAAGGGCCGCGAACGCCTGATATGAGTCCACTACCGCGATCAGGATTGCCACCACCGATCCCTGTGTAAATCCCGCCACTATCTTCTATGCGCTGATTACCGCGTTGTAGAGCCCTTTCCTCTTCTTTGGCGGTTGCTTTAATTATATCCTCTTGATCTGGAGTGAACAGCCCCACAAGCCCTCCGAGGCCTGCCGAAAGAAGGATGGGAGCAAGATTAGAGCCACTACCAAACCAACCTACAATTTTCTCGAAGAATGTAGTGTCTTCAGGATCTCCTATCTCGGCTGTAACGTAATTCGGCGGCACTTTATCCCAGTCTTCAGGATTTCTAACGGTATTAATTTCCCGCACACCATCTTCGTTCTCGACCACAACGGCAATAACTTCGCCTGTCTCCCTCATCCGGTTGTTCAGAATATCCTGAATGCTCTCTTTCATCAGGCCCGCAGCAGGATTACCCAACTGGTTTGCAAGAATTTTCCAGATTTGCAGCATTGTGCTACTGGGAAGATCTCTAAGATCTTCTGCCGTAACACCTTCGCCTAGAACGTCAAGAATCTCTTGAGCATTACCATCCCCTTCCAATATCTCGTTTATTGTATCTTCAAGAGTTTTATTCCCCTCCGGAGGAAGCTCAGTTCCACTCGCAGCGTTTTCAGCGTCAAGTACGGCTTGCTCTTCAGGCGTAAGAGTCGTACCCGTAGCGGTTTCAGCGTCGAGTATGGCTTGCTCTTCAGGCGTAAGAGTCGTACCCGTAGCGGTTTCAGCGTCGAGTACGGCTTGTGCTTCAGCTTCAGCTTGTGCTTGAGCCTGTGCTTGGGCTTCGGCAGCGGCTTGTGCTTGTGCTTGGGCTTGTGCTTGGGCTTCGGCAGCGGCTTGTGCTTGGGCTTGAGCCTGTGCTTGGGCTTCGGCAGCGGCAGCTTCAGCGGCAGCAGTACCTTCAGCATCAGCAGTAGCTTGAGCTTCAGCGGCAGCTTCGGCAGCAGCAGCGGCGGCTTGTGCTTGTGCTTGAGCCTGTGCTTCAGCTTGGGCAGCGGCTTGGGCTTGTGCTTGGGCTTGTGCTTGGGCTTCAGCTTGGGCAGCGGTTTCAGCGTCGAGTATGGCTTGCTGCTCAGGCGTAAGAGTCGTACCCGTACCCACAACCCCACCAACCAACCCACCGCTTGTATTGCTGAGAGGATTGTTTCCAGTGTTTTCTTCGCTTAGAGGGCCTACGTCAGACCGATTGATGTCCTGACTGTTTTCGGCGGTAGTCGTATTCGCACCTGCCGCCGCGATCTGATCTTCTGTTGCCCCGATACTCTTTAGCACTTCCAGGTTAACGTCTGCAACATCAATTGTCCCATCAGAAATCTGGTCGAGAATAGCATCCACGTAAAGCTTCTGAAGCTCCTCTACCCCGTAACCTGCTGGCGGAGGGCTGCCAAAGATACTAAATCCTCCTTGCGCGGCCCCTGTGCCGAATAGATCTTCCAATAGCCCTAAAGGATCATAAAGACTGCTGTCCCAGTTTTCTGTGGTCGTAGTCTCTGCGTCCTGCGTTACTGCATCCACCCCGATAGTGGCTGTATCGACAGTATTGGGATTATCTCCCAGTGGGCTATCTATAAGCCCTGCCCTCGTGTTATCTCTCCAGCCGTTTACTATTTCTCCGGAATTAGTTTCGGTTGTAGACGTATTGTCCATCGAGGGTGAGCCATTTGACGGAAAGGAAGAAGCCACCTCTTGCCCATCCTGAGCGCCACCGTAAAAACTTACCATCCAATCCTCTAGGTCGCCATCCACCAAGACGGGCTGGAAATTTATCTCATTATCACCAATCCCATATTCGTTAGTTGTTTCACGTGAAACACCCAGCGCCGCCAATTCAGCTTGTATTGCAGCCTCAATCTGGCCTTCTTTTATGCCCTCTTCTACTCTGGCTTCGTTGCCCTGAGATTCGCTTTCAGGCTCGTACCCGGTCTGAGGCGCAGTGTTTGTCCCCGGATTCAAGTCAGACAGGTTTGGTAGATAATCTGCTATTAATACGGGCATTAGCCAGCTCCGCCATAGTTGTTAAAAATGAACTTATCTCTATACATTGTAAACTCCGCCGCTATCCCTATAGTATCCGGCTGCTCGAGCTTCTTCCTCTGATTGCGTAGGCGTCCCGATCCTTGCGTGGTAGTCGAACCAACTTTCTCCGGCGCGTCGTTGAGGTCGCGATTTATTATGCGCAACAACACCATCGACCAAATAAGTGTGTGTTCTATCAGTCGTAAAGTTATAAACCTTCGCAAGCTCTTCTCTGCTGATTAGCTCAGTAACTTCCTCTAGACCGTTAACGGTAACGAGATTATCACCAACTTCTAGTTGGCCAATTTCAATACCATACTCTTCGTAAGTTGGCTTTGATGCCTCTGGATTAAAAGATTTCCAACCTTCTTCTGTCAGGAAGGGATGAGAATCGGTACAGGTAATCCTGTCATTAATCGTAACAAGCGTTTTTAGTCCTTCAGGAATATCGTGAACATGAATAACTGTATCGAGTGAACCATCCTGAGTATTAACTTCATCGTCAACGATAATGTCTTCAATGTTTTTAGAACTACCATCCGCCATATCAATAGGTGTCCCGGCGACAAAACAATTTATCTCTGTTTCTCGTTCTGCCACCGCATAATCCTCCTCCCTTGGAGCAGCCTGGATCATGCTGGAGCCGTCCCTATTACCAGTCGCATAACTTTTATTATGCGCAACAACGCCATCGACCAAATAAGTGTGTGTTCTATCAGTCGTAAAGTTATAAACCTTCGCAAGTTCCTCTCTGCTGATTAGCTCAGTAACTTCTTCTAGACCGTTAACGGTAACGAGATTATCACCAACTCTTAGTTGACCGATCTCAATATCGTATTCTTCGTAAGTCGGTTTAGAAGCTTCTGGGTTACAAGACTTCCAACCATCTTCTGTTAAGAAAGGATGAGAATCGGTACAGGTAATCCTGTCATTAATCGTAACAAGCGTTCTTAAAGCTTCAGGAATATCATGAACAAAAGTAACTGTATCTAGCGAACCGTTCTGAGTATTAACCTCATCGCCAACGGCAATGTGTTCAATGTTTTTAAAGCCACCGCCCGCCATATCAATAGGTGTTCCAGCGACAAAACAACTTGTCTCTGTTTCTCGTTCTGCCACCGCATAATCACCCCGCCCTGGAGCAGGGCCGGTATTAGCGTCGGGCATCTGCTCCCCATATGTTTCCGCTTCTATTTGATCATAACCAGCCCGCGTAAGACCCGTTATGGGGCCGTAGGTTGGATGGTTAAAGGTATATCTACCGTCTGCATCCGGTGTTGGCTCTCCTGAAGGAGGTACATCATCCGCAGGAGGAGTCCCGGACCCCTCCTGATCGTCAGGGTAGCCAGAATAAAGGCCGTTAAGATCCATGTTCAGTATGCCGCCAACTAACGTAAGGCCATCCTCTATGCCCCGTAGAGCGGCATCAACCAGCACCTGTTTAGCCTCGGGGGTAAGATCCGGATCCGCTAAAATTTCACCTATCGCTGCCTGGCCTGTCGTGTAGACGAGCATTGCGTCACGGCTTCCCTGCAAGATCCCAGCATACTCATTCGCTATAGTCTGTAATAATTGAGCGTTCTGGTCGCTCATGCTTTGAGTATCTATTCTGTTCTGGTTAGCCATGATCTGAAGTTCTACATCGACCGCCGCTCTTTCTTGAACAGCCCTTACTCTCTGGTCGCCCTCCGCTGTAATAAGAATTTGATCTAGTTCATTTTTTCTATTCATCAGTCCAAGGTCGACTTCCCCTTGGGCGGCAATGTTTAGCCGAGACTGCCTGCCTTGAGCGCCGATATTTAGCCTGGACTCCCTGCCTTGAGCGCCGATATTTAGCCTGGACTCATTGCCTTGAGCTGCAGTCTGTTCAAGCTGCTGCCTTCCTTGGACGTCAAGCAAGCCAAATTTGTTTGATTCCCCCGCATTAAAACGTCCAGCCTCATTCATTTGACCGACATTAAATTGCTTGTTTTGGATTGATGCGTTTGCGTCTTGAGAGGCCATAGGGAGCGAATAGTCGTACAATGCCGATTCCCCTGCGCCGACGGCAAGTGAGGAGTTTAAGAGCCCTCTTCCTTCCATCGCTTGCTGTGATCGGGATCTGGCTTGCCGCATCGGAGCGGAATTCTTGGCAATGATCCCCTGAACTCGGCCCTCTACCGTGTCAGTGTCATAGTCCATGCTTGTCGTCGACGGGGAGTAGTCTGACACAGCAACATCATCGGACGCCGTGGATTCGTAAGTATTAATTATCCCCTGATTGTATGTCTCTGGCATTCAGTTTTGCTTCCAATTTTTTATTCGTCCGATTCGCAACAGCAAAACGAACATTCAGTTCAACAATTTCCGCTAAAGCCGCGTCTCTCTGCGCGGCAAGCGCCTGGCATCGAATCCTAAACTCAAATACATCCTGCCCCTCTTCTTCCATCAGCGATCCCTGCTACCCCAGAAGTGGGCCGGGAGCTTCAGGTCTAGTATCCGGAAACCCAGTAGTCTCAGGATCGTCCGGCCATACCCTCAGTTCTTCTCTGTAGGTTATCCATGCCGCGTGATCGGGAAAATCAGTAGTAGGCACTATAAAATCAGTAGCTTGTAGCTGACCATTCCTCCATTGAATTGCGGGAGCATTTATTTGCTCTTCCGTTAGCGGCACAAGTTCATATTCGGAGTAATTGGCCTCCATAAACGCTTCGTCGGCAATAACCGACGTAATCACCACACCGTTTTCTAAAACATTAAATGTAGCCATTTAAAAACCCCCCTCGGGACCAATTATTTTAATAAACACAAAGCCAGAACCACCAATGCCACCGGCCGCTCCGTAAGTGGGAGCGACGTTTTGTGTACCCCCACCACCACCGCAACCGCCGACTTCTCCAGCGCCACACCCGTATTTGTGGCTCGCGAGATCCTGCTCCGCACACCCACCTCCAGCACCAAACCAACCAGCGCGAGCAGTAACCAATCCCGCGGCGGCCTCGCCGTCCGTCGAACAACCCCATCTCTCGGACCGGTCACCGCCGGCGACATAACTTTTTCTCCACTTCAAAAGTTCTAAAAACGGTCCCTGCGGTGCCTGAACACCGGAACCTAATACGGCATCGAATCCCCCGATTGTAAGCAAGTCTGAGTTCGGCCCAAAAATGCTGCCTCCGGCATAACCGGAGGCTTGATTGTTAGTTTGATTTTTGCTAGGAAAGCCGAGTCCAGCACCTCCAGAGACGGTGCTCCTGTTTCCTGCGGCCGTATTATCGGTATGGGCTGTACCAGAAGATTGTGCTGGGCCCAATAAAGCTATAGATCCGCCGCCGGTTGAACTACATCCATACCCCGTGGTCATGTTTGTCGTAGCATCTCCAGATGACCCACCAGTGTAGTTTCCAAGGGTCCCTCCTGTTGCGGTCCCTCCTGTTGCTCCAGTAGCCGTGAGAGAAGTAGAGATCGAAGTACCAGCATTGCCTCCATTGCCTCCATTGCCAGTCATCGTCGCAATGTCTGATCCAGAAAAAGTCGTCGCGCTGCCAGCATTACCGGGTTTATCATTCCCTGGTGTAGCGAAAGTCGGCTGGTAAGCACCGCCCGCTCCTATCGTTGCCGTGTATGTAACACCAGCAGAAAGGGTCATAAGACTTACCGCGGCTCCACCTCCGGCACCGCCTGAAGCTGCAGCAGCATACCCAGCGATCTGGTATGAAGTGGCTGCTCCGCCGCTACCGCCACCGCCGATAACATACACATAAGCCTTGCAATCAAACGCCGGGGTCCAAGTGGTTGACGCTAATAGTAAGACTTCAGTAAGCCCGGCCGAACCTGTTCCTCCTCCACCTAAAACTGCCATAATTTATACCTCGAACCAGCCGACAGTTGCATCGACATAGACTAATTGGGTTGAATTGCCCGTGGGCAGCGTGCCGTCAGCAGCTGCTGAATTTATATTTGAACTGTTTCGTCCTATTGTCACTAATGCTGCTCCTGCGTTGCTAATTATTACTGTATCTCCCGCACTTGGACTTGCAGGTAAAGTAATTGTGAAAGGTGTAGTTGCGTGATTACAAATCAACTGGTCGCCGCTAGCTGCGGTAAAGGTTGTTGTTTTGATCAGCCATGGCGAGTAAGCGCCCGCTGCGGATGCCTGCGAGTCAACATAGGTTTTGATAGCGAGCGATGAAGATATGTTTGTGTCGGTCGCGCCAGCCATTGTATCGCTTTCGATAATATCGGTTATTGTCGCCCCCGGCCCTAACTTTAAACTCTCAAGAGTAGCCAAGCCTGTGGTGGTAATCGTTGCGAGACTAGCCAAGCCTGTGGTGGTAATCGTTGCGCTAGAAGCCGCCCCGGTCGTAGTGATCGCGTTGTCCTGAAAGTCGAATAGAGATCCAGAATCATCATATTGCAGTTGCAGCGTGGCAGCCCCATAAATCTCAATGTCGTTAGGCTTTGTGCTGTGAGTGTCGCCATATAGACGAATAGACCCACCAAGGATGTTGGTTGTGCCTGCAGTGATGTACAGGATGCCATTTGTGTCGCTACCCCTGATCTCCGGATTAGCCACAGAGAAGTTGAGATCGTCGTACAAAGTAAGCTGAGTTTGAGCCAATACACCAGTGCCGCCAGGGTTTACCTGGAATATTCCGTTTGCTGTTAGCGCGGGGAATAAATCAAATGCTGTCTCAATCCCTGTGAATTCTGTCCTCATGACGGCAGAAGATCCAGACGAGCTGGTTATCGGTTGCCCTGTCGGAGTGTAATATGGAGCTGCCATGATTTACCTCAAATATCGTCTGTTTAAGTATCGGATAAACGCCCCAGAATACGCCAAAGGGTTCATGATATCCGAATTCTTGCGTATTATTATACCCATATTCTCGGCAGAACCCGAAAGCCCTAGACGAGAAGGCTCCAAAGTCACTCCATCCCACGTAAAAGCGTCCCAAACAACTTCGTCCCATCGAGATTCAAGGAACTCTGTTTGCACGGGATATGCTGTGGAACTAGGCTGAGGCATCTTACGAACATCACCATAACCAAGGTCATAAGCAAAAAAGAATTCTCCGTACCCTGACCCAGAAACTTCTAGCGCACAACTCATCCATCGTTTTTTGAATCTAGGAGTCCCCATGTTGTGGTAATGGAATACCAGGGAGGCCTCTATTTTGATTCCGTCAAATGAAGTGCCTTTGTCTAGTTCGTAGACAATTCCAGCATCGCTTCCAAAATACATGCCCTCAGAGCCATCTGCTTTCTCTACAGAGATCGATGTTTCTATTGAGTGAGAGAGGACAATAGGCATTATGCCGACAAGCTTGCCGTTTGCGATTGTGATGTGATATCCGGATTTGTCATTGAAATAGACGCGATACTGGCTTTTTGCCCTAGATATCAGAGACGAAGATATTTCCGTCTTCTTTATATTTATTGTCTCTCTAACTTTGTCGGAGACAGTGCTAGTCACGAAATTACCAAACTTCTGGGTTGTTTTTAGGCTCGTTACGCCCCACTGCCCCATAAAGAAAGTTTCCCCCAGCGTTTGAATCGAGTTTTCATAGGCCCCGACCTCATCTCGAAATTCGACCAAATTCCAGTCCAGAACAGAGTTTCCGTAGAGAACATGAGCCAAGTTTGCGTTTAAAATAAGCAGAGCCGAATCTCCTGACTCTCCAGGCTGTATTGCAAATCCGGTTATTAGGTCTTCTGTTGCAATCTCCGCAGCGCCAAGTATTGGCTCCCAGTTGAACGGCTTACCTGTGCCGGAGTGCTGAATCGAATTGTCGAACGAGAAAAATAAGCTATTGTTGTGAACGACAACATGATCCGGAGTGTCATCAACCATCCCTGTAGCTATGGGCGCAAATACCGTCCCATCAAACTCAAACCCTCGATTAAGCTTGTCACAACCATATATCCTTGAGGATCCTAGCAAGTTAGCACGGACAGTCTCGTAATCTCCTCCTGGGAGCAAGGTTATTGCCGTACTGTCTGCCGCAATTGTGGCGACATTCAAATTAGCGCCAACATCTAGGTTCTCTGATTGGAATGTCCCTGTCTGACTGGCGAATATAAGCCTGCCAGAGCCGTCGTCACCCTCCCAAGAACCCGATTCAAGAGAAATTCTAGTTATTACGGCCGTTGCACCGGATATTGCGCCAGTTATCGTATCGCCTTCCGCTACTATGTAAGACCCTCCGCCTGTGAAAGGAAGCTCTCGCCCAAGCGGGACTTTAACCCATCCCGCCGCAGTTGCTTTGTATAGATCGGCCTCCGTATTTCCGACATTATTCCTGAACCCGTAAACAACACTGCTCAGAAAGCCGATTCCTAATACGCTTCCCGCACCAGGTATCGCGCCAATATCGGACCTGTATTCGTTGGCAGTCAAGCTCTTGTAAGTAGCCTGCAAGAATGGCGTGGATCCACCGTTTGGCACTTGAGTATCGTCGGTATTGCCCTCAGTGACCCCGCTAACCTGAAGATCCTCGGAAACATTGAAAGCCCCGGTGTCCTTTGTGATAACTAAATAGGCCTGGGCCCCGCTAGTGCCAGTTGATATGACTACAGCCGTTTCAGTGGAAGTAACCCCTGTGATCGTGTCTCCAACCGTAAACGTGCCAGTAATGGTGACATTCAATAAAGCGTAATTTTGGGCTGAAGGACTTGGGCGGCCATCATATCGCTCATACCCTTGGATATCACGGTAACCCCCATCGAGCCCCATCTCAAAATTCTGGGATTCTCGAAGCGACCCTGGGTCTGCTTCCCAAGGAGGAACCGTTTCGTCAAGCCCACCCTGAAATGCCAAGTAGTTATACTGGGGTGGCGGAGTCCTTGGAACCTGAGAGATACGATTCCCGAGTCTCACGCCAACGGCCCTCTCATCCTCATCGCAGGCATCTGATTGCCTTCCAACTGCCTCATCATTCTATTTCCCTCTTTCTGGGCTCGAGCAATGACCTCTCCCGCGCTTTCGAAGTAACCATACTTCTCCAAGGCCTTATAGACGATCAGCTTATGAAATTGGGCAGGCATTCCCGGAACTTCAGTGTCGTCAGCGATGGTGTTAGTAGCCCCCAAAACTTGAGGCCCCCGCTCATAGTAACTCTGAATGTTGTAGATATCGTTCGGTTCTGGGCCAATAACAATGTTGTTTTGAGGATCAACCGTGATGTAACGGGGATAACCTGGGTTTTGCAGGCCTGTTCTATAGACCAAACGAAACCAATCCCACTCCACCCATATCATCCAATTTTGAGTGGCACTACCTGCGGAAACTAAGTGAATCCTCGGAGGGTCAACACGATCGTCTAGACGCCAAGAAGAGAAGCGGTCAATAGGATTCGACGCCCCGCCCGTAACATCATTAATTCCTGCGTTATCATACGCATAAACACCGCCGTCAGACGCGGCTGTAACAACCTCAAAAAGACGCCTCTGCCATCTAAACGATTCAGAGTGTCTATTTTGGATATCTATGTAGGCGTCACTTACCCAGTTTGTTACCCGAGCAAGCTCTCCAGTTTGGCTCACAGTGGTAGAAGGGACTGCTGCCCCTCCGGCCAAGTTGGCCTCTAATGAGAAATTTTGGCATAACTCAAGAAAAGTTGACAATTGCTACTCCGTTTACGCAGCCTTGAGCCGTTCCTCAAGCCATTTTGCCCCTCTTGGATTATCATCTTTAAGTACCTCAAATCCGTACCTCAAGCCTCGTCTAGCGGGATGATCAACTCCGACGCCACGCTGATCGTCGTATTCAACATTGCCGTAATGTACTGGCTTTGCTCCAGCCAAGACGCCAACAAACATTCTCGGGACAGTAAAAACTTGCCCACGGACAAATGTTCTCGAGATGCCATTAACTGAAACTGTGAACACACGGTCAGCGTTTCTTTCTGCAGTGTCCCCTATCCGGATAGTGACCATTTCTTCATCAAATAGAAGAGCATCATGCTTATCCTTAAACTCTTGGCTAGTTGGATCAGTATTCCCAATATCCGTAACGATGAGCTTTGGCTCTACACCAGACTCATCTACCGTCATTATAACAGGAGGCCCAAGATCTACCGCGCTTGCATCTGTTTCAACATGCGTACTACCAGTAGGGCGATCTTGAGCAGTCATGCCCTCAAGCGCCTGCAGTATCCGATCGTTAGTCTGACTAATATCAGTCAGCTTCTCCTCAGTCTTTTCGAATCTTTCGCTGAACTCTTTCTCTAACTGCTTGTTGGTCTTGTTTTTTTGATACGTCATAAGCCCCTCTATAAATTAGTAGGGCCCCGAAGGGCCCTGGTTTAACCACCTTCATAATCCCCAGCCACTGTGGCCGCAGACACTGAATTTCCAACACCTGGTAAGTATACTACGATGGCTTCCCCTGCTGTATTAGCAGAATCAACCAATGAAAGGTTGATAATTCCACTGGCTGGCGTCAGCACTTCAACGTGCTTTTTAGCCGTCTTAGTGTGCAGTATTGACCCGTCAATTGCGGTTAAAGCACCCGAAGCGGCCGTAGCCGTTAGCGACAAAGCCGCCAAGTCGTCTGTAATCCAAACGTCCAAATGGTGTACTCCCGGTATAACATTGCCAGCGCCGTCTCTGACCGCGATCGTAATGTCCATCTCGTCAGTTGCAGCTCCAGCGGCCAAGGTTGGCACAGCAGAAGCTGCCGTATTAACCTCTGTTCCGTCTGATTGCTCCGTTACTATCCGAGCATTTTTACCTATGCGAAGCTCGCCGGTAATCTTTAGCCGTGTTTCTCTTCCGTACAATCTACTCATTTTACTTTCCCTTCATAAGCGTCACCCCTACCTAAGTAGGGGCTTCGGGGGATGGATTAAGATCCTTGGGGTCTAAGAGGCAGAGTGGAAATACTTTCCATTGCTTCGAAGGTGCTCCAAGTGGTTGCGCCAAAGTTAAAAACAGTGCCAGAATTGTTCTTAATCACAATGTAGCCAAAAGGCATATATGTGTCTAAGTCAACCCAGGGGAATGAAGGAAAGGTTATAAAGTCACCAGAAGAGTCAAGCGATTGCAGCGCACCCTGATGAATTTGTAAAGCCCCCGCAGCATCCACGCTCATTACGAACACTGTTCCTTTGTCATCAGGAATAGTTTCGAAAGTTTCGCCTGCATAATCTGTAGTTCCCGGCGCTGTGTTTGTTTGAGCTGCATAGGAGGTAACAAACTTACCGCCAATAGAGCCTTCAACAGCAGTGTCAGTTGTAATTGTGGAGGTTGTGCCTGCGACCAAACCTGCGTCGGTCATGCAGAGCGTTACTCCGCGAATATCATTTGCTTGAGCCATCTTGTAAATCTCCTGTTCAGAGTGGTAATAACGCCCCTGTTTGGGGAGCTTTCACCCAGAAGCCCCACACTAGGCGGGGCTTAGGGGAAACCTTGTCGGGTTACCTATAGATCTGTGACCCCAACTTCGACGACCGCCATCCATCCATCGTTCTGGATAAAAGGAGCACACCAGAAGATCGCGCCAACATAGCCACGCTGGCCGTGCGGATCATTCTTATCCTTCTGGGAATGAGGAATGTGAGAGACATCGAACGAATTCAATCCGCGCAATGCAACGTCACCCCAAGCATCTTCGCCAACAACGATCACAGGGTAAACGTCGATGTTTGCCCCAGTCGTGCTTACTAGGCCGGTGGCACCAACAGCCGCGCCAGAGTCCGGTATAGAAGTAAGCTCTGGCGAGATGATGAACCTGTATCGATCCACTGCACCAAGCTCGCATTCGTGCATGACCTTACGTGAACCGTAAGACGCACACTCTACAAATCCTGGCAATTCCCGAATGTCGTTCTCACAGTCGGTGTGGCAGAAAACGAGGAAGCCCGCTTCTACAGCCGTGGTGTTGTAGTTAGCTGACGGAGCCAGAATCTCCGTAATCATGTCGCACCGATTACCAAGCAGGCTACGAGTAACCTTTCGAAGCAATCCGAGTTTGACAGTTTCATCAACAGTAACTCTTGAAGTACCGCCTGCATAGAACAGGTTGGTACAGCCTTTAAGGACACCGTAGCGAACCTTCTCGCGTACAAGGCCCATACGCTGACCACACTGCTTCTTCATGGCCATAGGGATATCATCCTCATATAGCTCTGCAGTCTTGTCAGTGTACATATAGAGGGCGCTGTATTGATTAAGCGTCACAGTGATATCTTGCGGGATCAAAGTGTCTGCTGGAGGTGTTACGCCGTCCTGAGTCAAATGGGTATTGGGATCTACCACCCATTCGTTGATGGTTGTTGCGTTAGTTGTTGCGCCACCAAAGGGTAACCAGCGCCTGAAGATAACTGTATCAGACTGGTTTTTACCCATCTTGTGCTGTGTGCCGGTGATGCCAAGCACTTCTTTAGGTACGGCATGCTTGAGGATAGCCCCTTTGAGCTTTCCAATTCGCTGCGCCGTCGTGTCATATGTTTGCATAGTCATAGTGCGATACTCCAAAAATTTCGCTAATTAGAACAACAACCGCATATATAAGCGGATGCTCTTTCATTCCCTTTCCTAATCAACGAAGGATTTTCATCGTTCGCATAAACCTATTGGGGCAGTTTCCTGCGCCTAACCCTCAAACCCTTGCTCAAAAGCCTCGTCTGCCGACATTCCTCCAGTTGACCTTCTTGCCGTACTGCCACCTGAAGTGGGAGTATCTGACCTTTCTAGCAAACTGCGAGATAACTCGCCACGCTCTCCTCGCCTTTCCTCTCTTTCGTATCTCCTCTTCCGCTCGGCTCCGAAACCGTCTAACAGCACAAGGGCATCTTTAACCCTGGGACTGTGTTTCAGCTCTTGTACCTCAGCGGGCTGAGAAGACATCCATGATTGGAAGGCCTGAGATTTTACAGCTTCTTCCCATCCTTCATGCTTTATGTCCAGATATGCAAGGGATCTTGCGTTTGCGGCCGTTTCATTGGCGGCATTAAGCTCTCCTTTAAATTCTGCACGTAAACCATCTACATCAGGAATCTTACCTAATAAATTGCTTGCCTGTAACCCTAATTTTTCCTCCATTGCTTCCGCCCACTCCGGGAACTCTTCTTTGAAGGCTACAAACTTGGCTCCATCCTCGTAGGCATCGAGCATTTCCGCCTTAGATGGTGCTGACGCCCCTCGTAGAGCTTGGGGTGGTTGAGAAGGGCTATCAAGCTTCCTCAACAACGCCTGCATGGTGCCGTTCATCTCGCCAAACTTGCCTTCCATGTTCCTGACGCGCTTCTCGAACTTTTCGTCCTGATCAATCTCCGGGGCCTTTTCCTCTTCCGGGGCTTGAGATCTTTCGAAATCATCGAACATTTCGTTCAGCTTTTTCTCTTCCTCCGGGATTTCTTCTGCAACTGCCTCCTCCCGAAGCTCTTCTTCAGGCTTCATTAAGAACCCTTCGCTACGCTCTCCTGGCGATGAGTCTTCCTCAAATCCAGCATTAAGAGCGTCTTCCGCCGATTGCTCTAGCGCCTCAGAACTTAAATCTCTTTCCTGATCAGACATTTATATTACCCCTCAGTTGTAGTTTACTTTTCTTTTGTGCTTTAAATTCATAGATCTTGTTTTTGACGCTTTTAGAAAATGCTTAATCTCTGCGATCCGGCCCTTACGAACAGAGGATTCGGAAACCGTCTCTTTCAGATCGTCGCCCTTTGAGCGTAATTCGTCTAACCGAGCATCCATATAGGCACAGATCTCTTTATACACTGCCCGCTGCTCTTGAATCTCGGTTAGATCAAGGACTACACCGCCAAAATCCTTATCTTGACTCAACACTAACCTCCGCCCTGTAGTGATAAGACTGCCCTCTAACTTGGGCCACCTCACCTCTTTTAATTCTACCCATTGTCACGGGGTCTTTAATGCCGTCAGGCACATCGACATGGCTTACTGGCACCCAATCTTCAGGAATCGCACTAGGATCTAGTGATTTAAAGACAGTAAGTCTGCCAAATGATAATTTACCCAATTTTACAGTCATGCTTCGAATGCCCTCCCTGGAGGAGCCCTGCCGGGCACTTCGGTAGCGGGCCTTATTGTTTGCCCTCCAGCCCCTGCCAGCTCTTTCTGAGTTGTTAGTTTCATAACGACTTCCGCAATACCGGCCCTGATCTTTTCTGCTTCTCTTTCGGTCAAACCGTCCTCTTTAGCCTGAACTATTGCAGTATCAATCTGCTTCATTGCTGCCTCAAACTCCATCTTCTTCCTGGTTTCTTCCGCCTCGAATTGCATTCTCCTCTCATCCACCTGCACATCAAGCTGCTTCTCCATCTTGGCCACTTCACCTCTAATGTTAGCCACCTCAACTGCTGGATCTGAAGGTGGCTGAGACATCTGCTCAACAACTTTCTGCCATTCAGGGTCGTCATACTGGAATTTTTCAATGTCCAGTCGTTGCTGGGTTAGCTGCTGGGCCATCCACTTTTTTGGATCTAGCCCGAATACCGGGTTCATTACTAGCTCGCCCATCTGCTGTATAAATTGATTTTGAGCATCCCGCTCAAGTAACGCCGAAGATCCCTTGGCATGGATCTCGAAATCCCCCTTAATCTCCCAGTCCTCTCCGTGCTGGAGCAGATATCTATAATATCGCCGGATATGAGGCTCTGTGATCAGATCATCAAACAATCTGGCAATTCTTCGCATGACTGTGGATGCGTTGTTATGCAATAACTGCATGCCGCCAACCGTTTCCGGAGCAGATCCCTGCTGGCCCTGCATAATAAGAGGCATGCCGCTGACATCTTCAGCCATTTTCAGGCCCATAGTGATTATCGCCTGCAGCTCTTGTTGGACCATCGGGATGGTGATGAATCGAAAGGCGTTATCAATATGATTTAGATCAGCGTCCTCAGCGGCCATCCACCCTTTTCTCGGCGCTAACTCCATCACTCCATCCATAGGGGTTACAAGACCTTGCTGATACATCCACATAGGACCGCCAGCCAGGCCAGCATTATCCATCATGTTTCTTGCGGCACCGTTTACTACGCGCTGCGCCGATCGGAGCTGACGAGAGATACCAATACCCCAGCATGTTCCCTGTCGCCTCTGCCAAACCATGACATCGTAAGGGAATTCGCCTGTTTCAAGGTGGTTAGGCATTAACCGAATAATATGGTTGTTTACCATCGTAACGCAGATATCAACGACATCTGCGTATTCTTCCCCGACTTCGAATCCAGCAAGAGCTATATCTTCTCTTTCCAGCCGACCATAGAAATACCAGATCTCAAACAGGCCGTCTCTACTGCTAGATTCTGAGAGGCCGTTAAATGGGGCGTGTGACCCTTCTCCCGCCTGGAACTGCTTTACTGCAATCGCAGGGCCTTCCATTAAAACTTTTTCGATTTGTTCGTCCAGATACCCTGGGTTTCCGCGAAGCTCACTCAAGCTCTTTGCTACAAGCAAGTCGCGCTCAAAAATGAACCCGCCAGTGTGAATATCTTCGCCACAAGCAGGATCAGGAAAGAGCTGCCAAGGGTCAACCCGAACGGACACCGGGGAGATCTTTTCTTGAACCAAAAGCTCATCTTTAACAAACGCGACACTTTTGGTCTTCTTTGGGAGAGGCCCTTTCAGAACTCCACAGCCAATCTTGGCGGCATCAGCCACCACAAGGCGCATCTGTGCCGTGTAGTTGCACTCTATGTGCCAATCTTCTATCTGCTTTTCGGCACCATCAGCCTTCTTTTTGGATTCCTTAAGCTCTTCCTGAACTTGGCTGACAAGTTGATCTCTGACTTGAACGGCTTTTTCCGCCCCCGCCTGAATTGGGTCTTCCTGATCGTCAAAGCGGCCTGTATCTACTTGATTTTGGAATTCGCTATCAATCTGATTCTGAACTTTCTTAGGTACTTCTCCGCCCGCTATCTGAATTAAGTCAGGAACTGGCGTTGGCTTAATAGACCATCCCTTCTCATTGCTGGGAAGCAGCATGTCGCCAACCCTAGCGTCGGCCGCATCTACATAAGGCCTAGTGACATTGAAAAAGATTGTTGATCCGTCAGGCCGATCCCCTCCAAGAGCAGCCTGGCCCATAGGCTTTGTTCTCCAAGCCTTGGATTCACCACGATTGGTGTCATCGACACCCTCGTAATGCTCTTCATCTTCAAGCCATTCTTCCTCAATACCGGATTGTGATCTTCCGTCTATCGCATGAGATCTTTTTTGAGCGATCGCCATGCCAAGATTCTTTAGCATGGTATCAGTATCGTCAATCGATCCTTCCATGCCTTCTTCGCCAGCAGAAGATGCAATGTCATCCTCCTCTTCCGTTTGCATCATTTCACTCATGTTGTCCCCAGCTCATAAAGCTCCGTTAACCGTTTCATTTGCCGAATAATAATCTCTTGAAATGTATTTCCCTTCCGGTAATTCTACGACGAGTCCTGCCGGTACGCCAGCATCCACCCCTCTAGCTAACTTCACTTTACGGATCGCCTCAGCCTTAGTCAGCTTGTCGTCGTCAGGGAAGTCTATGGAGCTTATCTCTAAGGACGTCATAGGCATGTCTATAAGCTTGCTAAAACGCACTGTGCGGCCGCTAGGCAGCCTCTTAGGACGCATCACCTTCCTGCGATCCTCAGCATCGGCTTTAACTTGCGCCAGGGTCTTTTGAAGAGACTTTTCTTGTTCCAAAATTAGATCGTGCTCTTTCTGACTTATCTCCAAACTTAACTCATGCTCTTTTTGCGCTCTTATCACTGTCCCGTAAAATCCTAAAAGCAATAATATAATGCTGGCTGCAGAGGTTGCGCTATAAAAAACAAAATCAAGCTCAAGATAATTCCCCGCAAACGAGCAAATAAATCCCACGCCCCCTATTGTCATCAACTTTTCTGATGGCATCGAGCCAAAAAAACCTTTTGCTACTTCTCCCCCATCTAATTTAACAACCATTTCAGCACCTCCTGCGCCAGATAACTAGGGGGATATACCTCTCGCCTCCATCTCTTCCCGATCCGAATCTAAACGAATCTGTTTAATTTCTAATCTTCTTACTTCTCTTTGCTGCGGCGGGCTTAAATCAGGAAGCTGGTCTAGCTGGGTCAGCCTAATATCGACAATTACTGACGACATCTCATTTCTAGCATATTTAGACTCATCTTTTGTCAGAAAAGTGAGATCCATCCACCAAGCCCCGCCCAAAGCGGCAACTAACAACGCCAGCAAAGTTGAAGGGTCAAGTCTTTGAATCAAAAAATCTATAAGATTATTCATCCATTTCTTCCGGAATATTCTTCATAGCCAAGAAGTATCTCTCCAGTGGCCCCGGCCGCAGGTGCGACAACAATATTGAAGGGGAACTCAATACCCCCCTCGTAATACTCTATCTCGTCAGCCGCCTTTGCCGACTTTAGCTTAATGACACTTGCCAGGCCGTCATTAATCGAGCAAACATGAGCAGAAAGAACCGTATTTACCCGGATAAGTTTCAAGAGAGCCGGTGTAGTTATGGCGGTCACTTTCCCCAGAGATAGGTCGACAATCACATATTGCAAAATTTAAGGCCTGTCATCTCTAATTCGAAGAGAGCAAAAGAATGTCTCTGCAGACTCCGGGACGTAGCCATTTTGCATGATCGGATACCCATATAGCTCTCTCGTACCGCTAATATTAAATGGCAGAGCAATATTTTGTACGATGTTGATTTGGTCGGTTGCTGTAGTAGTCCAGCCGCCTGTAGGGAATGTGACAACCCCCACACACGTTAATAGCTCGGCATTAGTCAGTGTATTCGGTGCATTATCAGCATCTACGCCTACATCGGTATGAAATAAGAGAAGATCTATCTCCGGCCCTACAGCTACCGTCCCGCTAATGACCATTGTGGCCGATACAATCTCCCCTGTCTTGCTTCGATCGCCAACGACTCTTGGGAAGGTGTAATGAAGATTGCCAGTAGCGTCAGCCAAAGCATCTCCAATCGTGTATGTGGTGGTGTTGGCGGGGCGAGTAATAAGATTACCCCCGACACTACTGCTTTGAATAGACTTTATAGCTAATATGGATTCTGACATTTTATCCTCGTTGTTTAATAACCCACACCAGAATCGGTATAGGCCCTTCTTTTAAAGGTTGGCATGGGCTTGGCCTCCATAGGCCCGATAATTTTCATCTCATCATCACAGATTCTACTCATCATATCCAAGAAGTCATCCCACTTGGAAACGGGAAAATGAGAATACTCAACTTCTATTAGATCTGCGATTATATCTCTGCTTGTCCCGTCTACCATCGGTTTCATCAATCTTTCTGGTAACCAGATCTTCCCTTGGCTCAAAAGCGGGATCAAACGACGGATACGATCCTCCTTTTTTAGCGAGCCACCAAGCTCAATAATCTTAAACCGATAGTCTAAGACCTCCATTTCTGCTTGTATGTGGGCAATATCGCTTTGCGCTCCGTATTGCTCATAGCCTACTCCCTTTGGCTTGTACTTGTGATGCCACTCGAATAACAGCTCCGTGCGCTCAACCAAGTTCAGCCGGTCACGAACCCCGTCTATTAGATAGTATTGGTCATCCTGGCCTTTGCCAAAGACTCCCATTGCCGTATTGTCTCTTTTCCCTGTTACGCCGGGTTTTCTTTCCCCAGCAGGGTCTACCAGTATTATTTTGTTGCAGCGTTTTGGTGGAGTCTTGTACGTCATGAGCCAGTCTAACCGCAGTTCGCCCCCTCCTTTCGGTGACGGCCTTTGCTGATACTGCCCTGCTGTATTGTATGGCCCCCACTGCTCCTCCTGAGCCAAAGCCGCAGCCTCGTTGACGCGAGACTCAAACATTAGCTCCCCAGGGTAGGTTCTTGGATCAAAGAGGTCAGGCCGATTAATATCTTTGCCAGCATCGAATGCCGACTCACCTTCGTATCTCATGGGGATAATTAGATGAATCCAAGGCTCTTTCTCCAGACTTAGCAAATAGCCAGTAAGGTCTTCCGAGTGAAGCCGCTGCATGATCACAACGATCGCGTCTTCATTCGGATTGTTCATTCGGGATGTCCAGCCCTCCTTCCAAGCATTAAGAACCTGCTCCCGCTTTACGTCAGAAAGGTTCTTTGCGTCATGAGGATCGTCAATAATCAGCGTCTGACCCCGCTTACCAGTAACGCTCGACGTCATCGACTGGGACTGCCTATGCCCCCGATTTTCATTAGCGAATAGACCTTTCTCGTCTTGCTGACGATCCATTGTAACTTTATCGCCCCATCTTGTCTGGAACCACTCAGATGTCACCAGTTGACGCATCTTTACAGCATCACGCAAAGCTAGAGACTCATCGTTGGATCCGCAAAGAAATCGATGGGAAGAATCAGTCGCCCATGTCCACGCAGGCCAGAACACTGAAACAATCAATGATTTCATCGTCCCAGGAGGAATGTTGCAGATTAAACGCTTAATCTCTCTAGAGCTAACCTTCTCCAGATACGCGCAAATAAGACTTAGGTGCCAGTTCCACTGCAAAGGATTTGATGGCTCGAGAATATGCCACCCGCCTTTGATAAAATCAGCCAGATTCTCTTCTTGGCTGGCTTTAAGGGCCCTCTCAGATACTTGCTGCCGTAACGCCTGTATTTGATCCGGGCTCAATTGAGAGAGATCCACTGTCAGCCCTGGCTTTTTCACTCCTCTCATCGGCACACTTCTTCCTATATTTCCGCATGTAGTGTTTCATATAAACCCTTCTGGAGCTTAATTTCTTTTTGTAGCGCCTTACTCTTGCCGACTTCTTGATAAACTGGGATAGCTTATTTACCTGGGCTTCGTACAGCTTACATTGCTCACAAGAGGCCGATTCCAGCATATTCGCTATATCAGCAAGCTTTTCTTCAACCGTCTTCTCAGGCGGCATTGGGAGGCTCCTCCGAAGGCTGCGCTTCTTCTAACTGTATCTCCATAATAAATCGGCGCTTAAACGCCTGATACATCTCTTCGATCAGCAGGGGAGCTATTTCATCCTTCCCAACAAATTGGCCGGTAATGACGCTCCCCATAGGAATAACATACTCGGATCCTCCGTAAGTTTGGAAAAACTCCACCATGTCGTCGCTCGTCATGGTTCCTTGCTCGCCTCTAATTGCCATACAACATCCCTAACATCTATTATTTTGCAGCTACGCCACTCTTCTTCTCATACGATCGCATCGCCCCAAGGCCCAGCATCCCCATCAGCACAGGCATCAGAACCGTTAAATCAACTACGGGCAGTACCGGTGGATCAGGCATAAGAATCGCGGCAGCAAAAACAAATATCGGCTGGAGAATCGTGTTGTAAAACAACGCCAGGACACAAGTCCAGCCACAACCAGGCCTCCAACCACCTTTGAACAGGGAACCAGACTTGGCCTCCTCCATGTTGACCTGAATCTGGGCCAACATAACCTGAAGCTCACCAGTGAACTCCATCGCATACTCGTTACTCGCCAACTTAGCAGCAAGATCTTTGTCCTTAACAAACTTATCAACAAACTTGCCAGCAAGATTTAAACCAGCCGTAATTGGATCAGCAGCCATTATTATTCTCCGCAGGGATTTGGCTCGCGTAAGCTCGAAATTCTCGGCTTCTTTTCTCAAATTTAAGGCGAGAGGCAGCGTATGCAGCATCTGCTTTAGTCAAATGCTCACTGATTACCACAGGAATGTCTCCGGTAATCTCAACCAGGTAAATAACACGCGGCTTATTCGTCTCTGTTTCGGGCTTGTCCAAAGTTCATCGCCATAACGTCAAGTACTTCTCTCCACCAAGTCCTTGTAGCAGGCCTATTGATCACCGCCGCAAGCACAGCAAATACCCCAATAAGGGCAAACATTAAAAATATAAAACCAATAATCTGTTCCATAACAACCTCTCTATGAATTTCTAGTTTCCATCGCCGCAGCAAAGGCCGCAATGTCCTTGAATCTATCCGCCGGGTAATCATCATATGCCACTTTCGTCTTCCCAGGCACCGGGGGAACTCGAAGGTACTCATGCCTCCAAAATACCTCCTTGTCCGACTGAACCTTGAATACACCAGATAACATCTGGCTCAATCCGGCTCGATCTAATATCTTCATCCCATGACCCTTAACTTTACTCTTCTTTGCCTTGCTCATAATCCCCTCCTCAATTTATCCCTCATCAACACGATCAACGATCGGATCTTTGATCGGATCAACACCCTTAATCAACGGATCAATATCCCGCCTGTCGGCCTTCGCCCTACTCCGACCAGGCCAAAGACCACCATGCATAAAACACATCCAAGAAAAACCACACCAAAGCAATACCACGCCAACAA